TCAGACACCAAACGCCCCCAGTTCGTCGCCGTAGCCATCCCCCGCATGCGCATGCCCCTTGCTCGGCACCGCCGCATGCAGCCCGTACTGCCGCAGCCCCTCCAGCTTGAACGCCACCATGTTCGACACCCGCGTGTGCACCACGGTGCGTTCCACCGCCAGCGGCTGGCCTTTCTCGTCTTCCATCAGCACGCCGGCGCTGGCCAGCTGCTTTTTGTAGACCCGATCGCTCTTCACCGGCAGGGCGTCCCAGAACTCGCGCAGCGTCGCCGTGGTGCTCATGTGGCTCATCACGTGGGCGGTGCGCACGCACAGCACCGGCACCATGTCGATCTCGTCGAACACGAACGGGTAGCGGAAGTTGCGCTGCGCAATCTCGCTCAGCAGCTTGTCGGTGATCCAGGCCCACGGCTGGCGGTCGCTCACGCTCTCGCCGATGTGGCTGTTCATTTCCGCCGTCAGGTCGTAGATGAAGTTGCCCTGCTCCACCCGCAGCCCGGCAAACTCGCACAGCAAATGCCACGCGGCCGCCAGGGCGGCGTAGTTGTGCACCATGCGCTCGGCGCCGGCGTCCTGCGTGCTGGCCACGCAGTTGGCGGCCAGCTCGTCCACCATGGCCGCGTGCAGCGCCTTCACGCGCGTCTTGTCCTGGCGGGCCAGGAACTGCAGCCACTGCTTCACCGGGAACACCGGCAAGTCCTGCCCCATCTCCTTGCCGCGCCGGGCCTTCGTCAGCTCGCTGCGCACCACCTTGCCCTGCAGGCTCTGCACCGGTACGTCCTCGCCGGCCAGCAGCACGGGTGCGCACAGCAGAAAGTCGATCAGCTCGGCCCCGCGGCGCGTGTGCTCGTACTGGTAGCTCTCCTGCAGGTTGTGCACCGCCTTGTTGATGATGTCCTGCTTGTTCGCGCTCATCTCGCCCCAGCCCACCGGGTGGCTGGTGTAGCTCAGGCTCGTCAACTGCCTGAACTCGGTCTGCAGGCTCTGCCGGCTGCTCATCACCATGGCAATGGCGCGCTCCAGGCGCTTGACCAGCGTGCTCTTGCCTGTGCCCTTCTCGGCCTGCATCACAAAGTGCGGCCAGAACCCCAAAAACGCCTTCAGGTGCGCGCCCAGGCCCCACACCAGCGTCAGCATCGCCGCGTTCTCGGCAAACGTGCTTTGGAACTGCGCCAGCACCTCGCGGGCATCGTCCATCGTCCCGCTCGGGAACACCAGGTCGCTGTACGGGCACTGCTGCCGCGCATCCACAAAAAAGCAGTCCGGCCCCTCGTTCACCACCGGCCGCCCATCGCGCCAGGCCAGCCCCACGAAGTTGATGGCCTCGCGCGCCCCAATGCTGCTCGCCCGCTCCCACACGTTCACCAGCCGGGCGAACGGCGTCGGCGCGTAGATCGGGCCCAGCTTCTTCCACACATCCTGGTTGTGCAGCCGCTCATCGTCCACCACCCGCCGCTGCAGCACCGGGCCGTGCCGCGCCACCTGCACGCTCAGCGCAAACACCGTGCGCGGGCTGTTGTCCGCATCGCCCGTCATGGTCGACGTGGGCGATGCAATCTGCACCCGGCTCACCGCCGCAATGCGAAAGCCGCAAATGTCGGCGTACGAAGTCTTCTCGTTCCCCTCCTCGTCGCGCTCCACCGCCTTCACCGCCCGGGTAAAGTCCGGCTCCACCCGGTATTTGCAGTACGCGCTGAAATCGTGCGTCGGCAAGAACAGGCGCGAGCGCCCCGGCCGGTAACTGCGCGTGGCCAGGCCCGGAATCGCGCACTCTTCCAGCACCTTCAAGGCCTCGGCCAGGCCCGTCTCTCCGCGCAGCTGCAGCAAGTCGTTCAGGTCGTTGATCGGCTCATCCCCATGCGTCCACAGCGCCTGCTCCACCAGCAGGCAGCTCACATCGAGGCCCGTGAGGATCTCGTGCATCCGCCACGCCGCCAGCGGCCCCGGGCAATAGCCCTTGTTCTTGCCCTCGGTCATCGGCTTGTGGTCGTTGTCAAACGCCAGCACCACCTGCTTGCCCCGCAAAAACGACCAATCGCCACCCTCTAGCGTGGCCACTCCCCGCACCGCCAGCGCCGCCGTCTGCGGCAGCCGGCACGAATCGACTGAGAGGGCATTGATCGCGCTCTCCACCACCACCACCGTGCGCGCCGCCAGCAACCGGCGCCAGTCTGCCGTCCACGGCGCGTTCACCTTGTCGCCCTGGCTCTGCGTCTTGCCCCCGCCGTTGGCCTGCGGGTCCAGGTAGCGCATATCCACCCCCTCCACCTTGCCATCGAGCCGCGAGCGCGCCAGGAACGCCGCCGCCAGCCCCCCATAGCCCAGCTCGCCCGGCGCAAACTTCGGGTTCGTGTACGTGTTCAGCCCCACCGTCCCGCGCTTGATCGCCGCCTCCACCACCGCCACATTCAAATGGCGCTGCCCCTCTTCCTTGCCGCACAGGTAGTCAATCAGCAGCTCCCGCTGGTCGGTCTTGGCGGCATCCAGGCAGCGCTGGCCAATCCACTCGGCCAGCGTCGGCTGCACGCGCGGGCCCGGCGCGCTCGCCGGCGCCGGCACGCTGATCGCAAACATGCGCGCCAGCTCCTTCACCGCCTCGGGGAACTCCAGCCCCCGCGCCCACATCAGCATGTCCACCGGCCCGCCGCCAATGCCCTCCTGGCTCCAATCCTTCCAGCGCTTGGGCCCCCCGCCGTCTGGCTGGTACACCGAAATGCTCGGGCTCTGGTCCGGGTGGTGCGGGCTGCGGTAATTGCCGTTCTGCTGCGGCCGCACCAGCCCCAGCCGCTCGGCCACGTCCTCGCAGCAAATCTCGGCATTCAGCTTCGCGGCCAGGTCAGGCCGCTTGCCCGCTCCCCCTTGCGTTGGGTAATTCATTGCTCTACTTCTTATAGCTATCAGCGCTTACCCCGTAAGCGCTGGAGTCAAAAAACAGGGGAAAACTGCGGCCCGCCGTGGTACATCACCGCCAGCCCCAGGTGCTCTGCCAGCGCATGCTCAATGCACGCGCCGCGCGAACCCGTCCAGCCCGGCAGCAGCCACACGGCATCGCACGTCACCAGCTGCGCAATCGCCAGCCGCATGTACCCGCTCCACGAACCACACGGCGGCACCGGGTTCTCGGCCGGGTTCTCCACAGCGAAGCCCAGCGCCCGCAAACGGGCCGCTTCGGCATGGAAGGCGGGGTAGTTGGAATCAGGCAGGCCCGTCATCGGGCCGGCGAGGTAGATGCGCTGCGTCATGCCGTGGCCACACCATCAACCGACAAGGCCACAGGCGGGTGCGTAGTCCCCCAGCACTCAAAGCACACCAATGCACCCGCAGCCAGCGCCTCACGCTCCTGCTTGCTCGGCTGCCAGTACGAGCGCACGCCCAGCGTGCCGTCTGTGTACCCAATGCGGGTGATGGCCAGCGGCTGGCATTCCTCATGGGGCACGCCCGGCGGGGCGCGCAGTACATCGTTGTTCGTGGGGTGTTGGGTGTGCCTCATGCGGGGGCCTCATCCCAGGTGCGGCCGTCGAGGTGGCGGCCTGCGGCTTTCTTGCTGACGCGGTACATGAGGTCTGTGGCATGGGCAGTCCAGCTATGGGCCTGTACGGTGGCCTTGCCGCCATCGGTGAAGGTCACTGCTTGCCGCATCCAATCCTTCACATCACCCGCACGATTCGTGACCGGACCGCTCGCACCGAGGCCAGCGGCGCCCATGTCGGCCCACTCGCCCCACTGCTTGAACAGGAACGGCACCCCTGCCGCTTCGCACTGATCGCGCAGCGAGCGCGCCCAATCGGGATGCATGGGGCGCGCGCCGGGGCCGCTTTCGCCGCCGCAGATGACCCAGTGCACCTTGGCCTCAGACCGGCCGCGCAGCGGACGCAGTACGCCATGGTCGCCGGTCAAGGCGTCGATCTCGCACATGTCGCTGTGCACCTCGCGGAGCGTGACCGGCCCCAGCAGTGGCTCCATGCTCAGGAAGCGCACGCGCGCCGGAACGGCCAGCAGCTTCGGAATGTCGCGGTCGGCTTCCTCTTGATTCACGATGGTGGCGCCGATCCAGACGTTGGGCAGCGGCATCATGTCCAGCAGCGACAGCTCGGGGTCGTTGCCGTGGGCCAGTTCGGCCAGCATCCCCTGCACGTTGCCGATGCGCTTGGTCAGCAGCAGCCAGTCTAGATTGGGCGTGGACGCGATAAGCGCAAACAGGTCCGCGCGCCACTGTGGGGCCACAGCGTTGTCGAACACATCGGCAAGCGACGCGCAAAACACGCGCTGGCGTCGGCCGTGCTCTGCGAAGAAGGCGGCGGCCTGGGCGTTCCAGCGCTTGGGCAGCGTCCAGTTGCTCGCACTGGTGCGGCGGCGCGGCGCGCCCGGGCCCCAATTGATAGCAGTGCCACCAGCGAAGCGCGCATTGCGCGTTTCGGCGTAGCAGTTGTCACAGCCCGGGCCGACTTTCTGGCACCCCTCCCACGGGTTGAAGGTGTGGTCGCACCACTCGATTTTGGTGTTTTCGCTCATGCTGCAGCCCCTTCCTTCGCTGCAGCGCGCTGGGCCTTTATCTTTGCGTTCCAGTTCTCACGACGGCCTCGCGCGCTGGGCGATGCGTCGTAGCAGGCCCTGCACCAGGAATGCGGCTTGCCTTTGCTCATGTAGAAAAACTCGCGGTCGGCTGGCCAGAACTCCTGACACTTCACGCACTGGATCTCCGGCCCCAGTTCCGTCTCTCGGGTTTGGCGTTTTGGCCTCATGCGACACCGCCCTTCTTCGCATCGGCTTCAGCCCAGGCATTCACCTGATCCAGCAGTGTCTCGATGGGGTTGGGGTGGCCCAGCTTGTGCAAGCTGCGCGTAGCCTGCATCTCGCGGATGAAGTAATCAGGGCTCGTCAAGGCCGCCAACAGCTTGGCCAGCGCGAACACGTCCACGCTGATGAAACCCGGCGCACATGCCGGGACAACAGGGACAGCCTCCTGCGGCCAGTCCTTTAGCCTCTCTGCCACCGAACCTCCATGGTTGGCGTACCAAGTCACCATCTCCACCACGCGCGTGGCGGCCTTGCGGTCCACCCGCTGCTCGTCAGCGGTTTGCGGGAACATCTCTCCCCTGCGGCTGGCTTCGGCATCCACTGCCAGAATTGCCTGAATCACGGACTGCCAGGGCACAGGCTTGTAAAGGTGATCGCTCATGCTGCACCGCCTTCCTGCAATTGCTTCGCCGCCTCATCGCGCGCCAGGTTCAGTTCCGCCATCGCCTGCGCATCGCCGCCCCGGTCGGGATGGCACCGCGCGGCCAGGCGCCGGTAGGCGTAGTCGATTGCCTCTCGCCCGCTGTTCGGGCTGCAATCGAGCACCACATACCAGGGCCGTTTCGCAGCGCTCGACACCGGCGCAGGCAGCGCAGCAAACCCCGTGAAAGCCCGGTCCAGAATCGCCGCGCCCCCGTGCCGCTCAATCGAACGCATCGCATCCAGCGTCGCGGCCACGGCGGCCAGGTTGTCCTGCACCTGGTCGTAGCGGTCCACCGCCATGCAGCGCATCGGCTCCTTGGCCGACTTCTGCCAGTACACGCACACGCCGGGGTCGGCGGGCCGCCCCTGGTTGCTGCGCGGCAAGCCATCGAGCCGCGTCTGCAGGTTGGTCGACACGATCACATCGTCCTGGTGCACGCCCAGGCGCTCCAGCTCATCGAGCACACGCTGCACACCGTCGAACACGGTCAGGGCCTTGCCCTGGCGGCTGAACGTGGCGGTCTTGCGCTGGTAGCTCTGCATGCGCTTCCAGCCCGCGGGCCAGGCCAGGGGGTAACGGGTCGGGGCGCTCATGCGGCACCGCCCTTCTGCCACGCGGCCTTGTCAATGGCCACCCGCGCCGCCTCCATGCACGCCAGGTATTCGGCCTCTGTCGGCCGGTCCGCTTGGATCTCCAGATCCTGGGCCAGCATGTTGGCGTGCAAGGCCTGCAGCGCTGTCAGCACCTCGCCGCCTTGGGCTTCCAACGGCCTCAGCAACCACGTCCAAACCCCGTACCCACTCACCAGCGTAAACACCGCCTGCTGCGCAAACAGCGCCCACAGCCCGCGCTCGGCGCTGAAAAACAGCCACCCGGCATTGCTCACCAGATAGGCCACAAATCCCCAGCCCGCGAAGCGCGAACGCCCCGCCAGCAGCAGCGTGCCCAGCACCCCGAAGAACGCGGCAGACAACTCGATATATGGCAGGCCGTTCATCGCACACCTCCCCAAATCTTCGCCATCTGCGCGCAGCTCCAGCGCGCCGCCTGCTCCGCATAGCCGTTGCGGTCCAGGTCCAGCAGGCTGTCGAACACCTGCGCCGCAGCGCGGGCCACCAGCAACTGCTCGGCGTCAAAGCCCACCCGCCCGGTGCGGGCGAAGCGCGCCACCACGCCCTCGTAAATGGCCAGCTGCTCCGTCACGGCCTCCATGGCCTCGACGGTGAACGCCGTGCCGTCCGCGTCCAGGTAGCGCATGAACTGGTGGTAGGTCAGCCCGGTTTCCATCCAGTCCCACAGCGCATCGCGATCGGCGCTGCCGTCGGTAAAGCGGGTCAGCAAGTCCCAGTGAATCGTGCGGCAGGCCAGCTTCTGCGCGGCGTCCAGGCGCGGGCGCCAGAACTTGGGCAGGGGCTTGCGCGCTGCGGGGTGAAATACGGTGGTCAAGCTCATCACGCCTCCCCTTCCATCGGCACCACCAGGTGCTCCAGTTGCCAATCACGCATGCGGCCCGGCTCGCAGCGCGAAACCAGCATGCCCAGCCGCTCCAACTGGCGCAGCTGCTCACAGCTCACCCGTGCACGCTTGCGCAGCTCGGCGGTAGACATCCACTGCCCCTCGTGCAGCTCACCCAGCACCACCAGCACCCGCGCCCGCCCATACGTTTGCGACAGCCCCTGGCGCGCCTTCGCCAGCAGCCCCTCTGCGCGCCGGCAGCGCGCTTTCCAATAGTCCACGTCAGCCATGAATCAACCCCCCTTGTGAACAAAAAGACATCCAGGCCTGCGCCTGGGCCAACGCCGCCGCCGGGCTCTCGCACACCGGCAGGGCCATCTCGTACGTCACCACCCGCCCGCCCAGCGCCGCGCAGCGCTCGGCCACGCCAAGGCGCACTTGCGACTTGCCGCGTTTCTCAATGGTTTTTGCCTCTACCGCACGGCGCAATTGCGGTTCATGCTGCAATTTTTGTAGCGCTTGGCGGGCCAATGGGCTCAGCACCAGGCGGTAGCCCACAAACCGCTGGTGCTCGATGCGCTCGGCCACCACCAGGTCGGCCAGCACATCGTCCAGCGCTGGGCGGCAGGTGGTAAGCGCATCCAGCGCCTCGCGCGGCACCCACGTGCCGGCCTTGGCCAAACGCTCCAGCACGCGGGTTTGCAGGCTCGCAGTCATGCCGCCTCGCGCCCAGCGCCGTCCAGCGCCCGCATTTGCCACGCCAAATCCCACTCGGGGCTGCCCGGCGGGAACGACACCAGCAGCGCGCACACGCAGTCGCGCCCCACAAACAGCCGCGTCTCCTGCTGCAGCACCCCAGCCACGAAGCGCAAGGGCCCCGGCTCGATGCGCTCGGCCACCAGCGAAATAAACGCCTGCTTCATGGCCGCTCCTGCCCGCCAGCGCGCCGGTCGCGCCGGCGCTTGGCTGCAATGCGCTGCTCCACAGTCGCCAGCAGCATCTCCAACTCGGCATCGTCCGCCGCCCGCGACAGGTGGCGCATCAGCCAGATCGACCAGCACACCAGGCATTGCACCGGCACCAGCAACACGCACAGCACACGCCACCAAAGGCGCCACGCCAGCGCCCTCATGCGGCACCGCCTTCGGGCAGGGCGTCCACATCCTGGCGGAAGCACACCGGGCAAGAACTCCGGGGCTGTGCATCGCCCTCGAATCGCTCAACGCGCCGAACTGAAAGGCCAGCATTGCCGCGCAGCATCGCTAGCGCCCAGAGTGCCGTCGCGCGATCTTGCCCGGCGTCATCCCACGAATACCCGCCCACACAGCCACAGGGCCGGTAAGCGATCAGCATGGAACCCAGGTGTTTCTTGGGCGCGTTCATGCAACACCCCCAATCCGAATCGCAGCAAACGCCCTGGCCATGCCGTAGAGCTGCTCCATGAACGCCACCGCCAGCGCATTGCTCGCGGCATGCACCACTTGCCGGTGCCGGCGGCCATCGGCCGCCACGTGGGTGACTTGGAAAATCATGGCGCCTCCGCCTTGGTTCTGGCTGCCTTGGCGTTCACTTCGGCCTGCACCGCCTCGGCCTGCTGTGCAGCCAGCAGCAGCGTCTCGCCCAAGACCCGCGCGGCGCTCGTATCCAGGTGGCCGGTGAAGGAAAAGGGCTCCAAGGCCACGTCAAGCACCACCACCGCCCGGCCTTCACAGGTGCGCGGATCGCGCCGGGTATAAACCCGCACCAGCTGTTCGCTCCCAGGGTTCAGGTTGGGGAACCGGCTCTGCAGCCGCACACTCAACCCGTGCTGTTCAAGGTGCCGCCCATCGCGGTCAAACATCGGCGCGCTCACGCTGCCACCCCGCTTGCCATCCGCCGCGCCATCGCCTTGGGCACGCGCCCGCCGTCCACCAGCTGCACCTCGCGCTCGAACTCCTCGCGGCTCATCTGCAGGTAAATGCCGGTGCTGGACAGGCTGGCATGGTTCAGGGCCCGCTGCACCACTTTCAACCGGTTGTTGCCCCGGCTGCGCCGCATGATGTTCATGCCCCGCGTGTGCCGGAACCAATGCGGGCTGATGCGCTGGTCCAGCCCCGCATGCGCCACCCACAGCTTCACCCGCGCCTCATAGCTGCGCACCGACAGCGGCCCGGCGATCCCTGCGATATCGCGCCCCCACACCAACGGCTGGCCGGCCTCGGGCACCGCGCAGCCAGCGCCCAACTCGTAGCTCAGGCGCACCAGGGCTTCCAGGTGCGAGCGCAGCCGGGCGGTCACCAGGTACTCATTGCCGCGCTTGTTTTTGCAGTGGTCTTTGGGGCTCACCAGCCAGCCGCTGGCCAGCGCCTGCTGCACCATCGGCACCGTCAGGCGCGAAAACTCCTGAATGCGCATGCCCGTCAGAATCAGCGCTGCCATCCAGTGAAAGTCGCGCTGGGCCAGCGGGTCGGCCACTTTGGATACCCCAACTAGCAGCCGTGACTGCTCCAATTCGGTCAAATACTTTGTCATTGCGGAACTCCATGGTTTGTTTTTCTGTTGCGGTGTGCTCATCGAAATCTGCGGTACTGGCGCACACCAAAGCCACCCACAGCACCACCAGCAAAGCGTCCAGGGGCGCCAAGCCAGTCAGGTCTTGAAAACTGCGGCGCTTCATCGCCGCCCCCGGCGCGCCGCCCGCCCTGCCGGCGCCAGCGCATGCACAGCGCCGTGCTGCACAGCCAACTGCAGCAGCCGGGCCGTCACCGGGTCAGCCACGGCCGCCTCGTAGCTCTTGCAGCGGTGCCAGCGCGACCACTGCGCCTCGAACAGCGCGCGCATCGCCTGCTCCTCGCTCAGCTCGAAATCCAGCGGCAGCGCCGCCTGGGCTTGGTTGATTCGCATGGCAACCCCCTGGAAGAGAGGAAGACGAACGGGCCGCACGGGCCATGAGCACATCGACAAGCTCAGCGCCAAACAGCGCCGCCAGCGCCTTGCCAGCAGCCGGGCCCATGCCCTCGGGCAAGCGGTGCACAGCCGGGCGGCCAATGCCGGCCGGGGCCGAGGCCAGGGCTTGGGGGCATTCAGGCCGCGTCATCGACCAACCCCTCCAGCCGCTGCACAAAGCACAGCACCGACGTCACCAGGTCAAAAGCCTCGGCCCGCACCGCCAGCAGGTCGGCGGCGGTAAACCGCCCATCGGCCAGCGCTGTGCCCACGGCCGTATGCAGCGCCCCGCTGTCGCTGCCCACCTTGCACAGCAGCTCCAGCAGCGCCGCATCGCTCACCGCGCCCGGCGTCACGTCATACGAAGCGCGGTCAAACAGCCGGTTCAGGCTCTCCAGCACCCGCATATCGCCCGACTCGCGGGTCACATCAATCACATCGCTCAGGGTGGGCTGGTGGTGGCTCTCCACATCGGCGTCGCACTTGTTCCACAGCGTGCCGGGCTTGCGCCCGATGCGCTCGGCCATCTCCTTCACGCCGTAGGTGGTGCACACCAGGCGGAAGGCATCAAACGGGCTCACCGGCACTGCGGTGTTCACGGGCAAACGAGGTATGCGCATGGCGGCCTCACTTGCTTTGGCTGCGCACGGTGCGCACCATCGCGCTCATGCAACACCACTCTTGGCCACCGCCACCCTGGCGAACCGGCGTTTCAGCGAATCGACCACCACATAAGCACGCGATCGCTCATCTCGCACGGCAGTGGTGTCCACCTTTTTCAAAAGATCCTCTGGGATGCGAACCATCACCGGAACCGTCTTAACTTTCTCTTTTGCCATCAGTTTCCTCTCCGAAATGATCGAATGATCTCATTTCATGAGCGAATGATTGCACGGCGAAAGCATCCGTGTCAACTAGTTACTGGGCGAAATCTTTTATGAATGAGAATTGCCGCATGGTCACAACCACCAGCAACGACGCAACGCTTTTGATTCGCCTGCCAAGCGAACTCAAGGCCGAACTTGCGCGCGCGGCGGCCATGAATGGGCAAAAGCTCAACTCGGAAGTGGTAGATCGGCTGGAACAGAGTCGAAAGGCGCCACTGCTGGTCTACAGCGCCACCCCCCGCCCAGACGCAGCCCACCCCGCAAACGACAATGGCCCGGCCCACTCCCTCTCGGGAATCGACCAGGCCATGCTCGAAGTCTTCCGCCGCATGCCGGCAGAAAAGCAGCTCGCGCTGCTCAGTTTGTTTCGCTAAAAATAGTTCGCACCATGATCAAGCTGCAAACCATGAAAGCCTGCGCACAGCTAGCGCTACTGGCCACAGCGCTCGCCCTGGCCGCCGGGTGCGTATCGGTCCCCACCGGCCAGGTGCTGCAAGAAGCCGGGCCACGGCCCACCAGGGAACAGGCGGAAGCCGCCATTCACGCCCACCTGCAGCGCGCCCTGCGCGACCCCGCCAGCTTGAAAGACTTCGCCGTGCTCTCCGGCCCCGAGCTGGTCACCGGCACCAACGCCGGCCAGAACTTCGAAAAGGCCTGGCTGGTCTGCGTGGAATACAACGCCAAAAACGCCTACGGCGGCTATACCGGCATCCAGTCAGAGGGCTACCCGCTGCGCTTCTCCGGCGCTGACCTGGTGATCATCTCGCGCATCAACTGGATCGGGGCCGATCGGGGCTGCTGAGCGTCAGGGCGCCATCAGCGCCCTGTCCGCCACCAGCTGCCCGTGCAACAGCACTACTTCGGCATCGCGCCGTCCAAGATCGCCTCGGAGCGCTGCGACCACTCCAACCCCTGCGACAAGCTGGCTGTCGAAGGCCGCAAGTCGATCCGCTGAATCGCGGCAGGCAGCGCCGTTGGCCTGGGCTTGCGCGCGATAACTGGCGGCTCTGCGCTCGGCGGCGACGCGCAGGCGGTCAATGCGCTCAAGGTCAGTGCGCACAGCAGCATCGCGCTCGGGTTGTGTCGTGGTGAAAGCATCGCTGTTCTCCTGGGTGGCGCTGGCGTGGGTGGTTTCTTTGCTCGCGGTCTGCCGCTCATCGGTCAGCGCGGCGGCGGTGCGCCGCTGCAGGTCTTGCGCAACCTGCAGCTTGAGCGCGCTGTGCGCCGTGCGCTCGCTGTGCAGTTGGTAGGTCTGCCACGCCAGGGCGGCGGCCAGCAGCAGGGAGATGCCGCCAGCGATAGCGGAAATGATCTTGTCAGTCAGTCCGAACATCGGGTGCCTCGCAATCAATCGTGTTGTCGTTGACCCTGCGCGCGTGGCACGCCTTGTGCGCCGCCGTCGCCTCGGCATCGGGCACGCCGCAGGCCTTGAGCACCTGGCCGGCGTCCAAGTACCACGCCTCTGCCATCTCAGCTTCACTCACGGCAATGTCGAGTAGGTTGCAGGCGCTGTGCGCGGTACCAGCGGGGACCACCGTGCAGCCGGCAAGGATCAAGGCGAGGAATATCAAGAGATGGATTTTCATGATCAGTTGTCCTGCGCGGCGTACCGCAGATTGCCCGCCACACGGCGCGTCCAGCCCCTGCCAAAAGTGTCGAAGGTCTGCAGCTTGGCGTAGAACTCAAGGCGCTCGGCGTTGAATGCGAGCACCAGGTCTGCGGGCTCAGATCGGGCCACGGCCGCCAGCGTCATGGGGCCAATCACCCCATCGTCCGCCACGCCGGCGGCCCGCTGCATCCAGCGTACGGCGTTGCCTATACCGTGGTTCACCGCAGCATCGAGCGCTTGGAATGCGAACTGGCGCGGCAACTTGTCGCCCTGCACGCGCTGCCAAAAGTCCCGCTCGTAGATGGCAATGGCGCCGTCTCGCGTGAGGTTGCGAATATCCACCGCCGGGTAACTGCGCTTGGCAATGCCGAATTTGGTTTCGCCGCCAGGGTCGCGCGGGTCGTTGACATACCCGCCTTCGTGCGACAGCACGCGGTCGATGAAGTCTAAAAATTGCGGCATAGCTCAGCCCTCTTTAATCCGTGTCCGAACAATCAGCACCGCAAAACCCAGCACCACGCACATATCCTGTAGCGTCGGTTTTTCCATGGGTAAAAACGGGGTGACAAAAGCGCCGGCGCCGCCCATTGCGAGCAGCGCCCAGGCAATGGCTTTGAGCCATTCAGTGGCGCGCTCTCGGCGGCGCAGGCCGCGGCGCAGCGGCTGGGTGCGCTCCAGTTTGTTGAGGGCTTCGGCCAGCACTACCACGCCGGCCAGCCAGTGGATCAGCAGCATCAGATCTGTCATGGCGTGCCCCCTGGCATGGGGCCTTGGCCGTTGCTGGGCGGGGTGCCGCTCAGGCGTTTGATGGCGAACAGCAGCACCTGCTGCGCACCGCCGCCCACGGCGAACGCGCCGCCAAGCAGCAGCGATTCGGGCAGTTGCGCCACCAGCATGGCCAGCGGTGCCAGGTAGCCCGCCGTCAGGCTCGATGCGCAGGCAAACGCCATGCGCCGCACGGTGGTGCGGATCAGGTGCTGCCAGGTGTCGCCCGTGCTGGGCACGGTATTGAGCAAGACGATGGCTACAAGCGACCCCGCGAACCCTGCCACCAGCAAGTCGGCACGCAGGCCCAGCGGCACGCCGAATGCGGTGATGGCGGTGGTGCTGGCGGCGGCGGCGGCCACGCCAACCACGGCGGCGACGGTGGCGGTGGGCTCAGGCATTGGGTACCCCGGCCAGGGCAAGGGCTTGGGCTGGGGTCATTGGCCCGCCCCGCGCATAACGCGCACGTTGTTGATGATGGTGTAGGCATACAGCGCAGCCAGCGCGCCCATCATCCACAGCGGCGTATCTGCGCGCCCGTACCACAGGCCGGCAATGCAAAGCAGCTTGACGCCCACCACCGCGCGGTCCCTGCCCACTTTGCCGATCAGCTTGGCAAGCAGTGGGTTTGCTTCGTGCGCGGCACCGGTTCGCAGGGCCTGAATGGTGGTGTAGCCGTCAGCCACTTGCATGGCCACAAGCGCCCAAAAAAGGTAGTCGTGATTGTTCACAGTTGCCTCACTTCCAGATAACCACTGCGCGCAGGCTGCACGGGTCAAGTCGCCATGCGTCGGGCACACCAAGCATTTCTGCTGCGGCCTCACTGCACATGATTCGGCTGCGCTTGTTCGGGATCAGCCAGGCCACAAAGCCAAAGATGAGCTGCCAGTCGTACAGCACGCCCTGGTTTTCCACGGCCCAATTGGCGGCGTAGAGCGGGTCTGCATCGGTGGCGTCAAGGGTCCACTTTTCGGGGTGCAGAACGATGCGCTTGAACCGCACCCCGCCCATGCGCCCGGCGCGGCGCGGGCTCCAGGCGGGCAGGGTTTCCAGCCCCGTGCTGGATACGCACCACAGCGCGCCGTCGGCATCGGGATTGCAGGTGCCGTCTGGCATGAGGTGGTCCACCCCGTCACCGGGCTCGAACACAACTTCGCTGTGGCTGTATTGGCCACGCAGGCGCAGGCGAATGGCGATATTGCCCAGGCCCATGATTCCGGCGCGGGTGCCGTGGTATGAGGCTAGTTTCATGGCAACCTCATCTTTTGCTTGATGTAAAGCTCGGTAGCTTCAATCTGTGATTTAGAACTCTGCGCGCCACGGACGATTAGTGAGTAAAGGCGGCCATTGAAGTAGAGAGATGTGCCTGCGCGTGCGCCGATAAAAAGCGGCGCGGAAGCAAAAGATCCCGTGCCATGTGTACTTGTTGCTGTCGCTTTTAGCGCGCCATTGGATCGAAGACTGGATACTGCGCCGCTTATATCGGATGCGAGCACCAAAACGGAGTTGATCGGTGCAGCGCTATCAACTCCATGCATTAAGGGTCGAGTTGTGCCGCCCGAGCGGCCACCCCATCCGGGGGCTCCGGTAGTGTTATCTCCCCCCAGGAACCAGAAGCTGCCACTTGTGGTCCCCGCGTTTGTAGACAGCTCCGTAATCATTTGCAGCCCGGTATCACTCAACTTAGTAACCCCCGCCCACACCGTCATCTTGTCCGTGCCGGTGAAGTCGATGCTTGGCGTGACGTAGGCGGTGTTTGTGCCGTTGAATAAGATGTAATGCGGGAAGCCTGCGGTGTCGTAATCGCTCGGGCTATTAACCCATTGAAACGGCAAATGCGAATCCGACGCCTTGCGAAAAAATCCGTTATTTACTGCGCCAGAAACTGTCAGCGTCAAGCTACCATCCGTGCAAGTGATTGCATTATCTCCAGCGCCTTTTACGCCTGTAGCAGCGCCGGAAAGCGTCACGCTGCCAGCGCCAGTAAATGACAATACATAATTGCCAGCGGCAACGGTTACGCTTTGCGTTGCGAGTGTTGCCACGTCATTCAATAGATTCACCCGCGCACTCACCACCCCCCGATTAGCATCAGCAGGCGCAGTGGCAGTTACCCCATTAAGTCCGGTGAAGCTTCCAAGCAGTTGCTCGGCTGCGGTGTACGGCACCGTCCGGGCACGGTCTTGGTACATGCCTGCGAAACCGGAGAAGTCGAGTTTGGCGAAACCCGGCTCTCCGTTTGCAAACAAGTGTTTCGGCATAAACCCGGAATCTGCAGGCAGCAGGTATTGCCCCGTGCGCCAGAGCTTCAAAACATTGGTCAGCAGGCTCATTGCGCACCCCCTTGCGGGCGCTCTTGCGGCTCGATGTGGGTGTCCAGAATCTCCAGCGCGCGGCCTTCGGCCAGGATGCCAGCAGCCTCCAGCGCGAGCACCCCGGCGCGCGTGTCGGGGCGGTCGAGGTCGATGAAGGTGGCGGCGTTGACTTTGCTCAGATACCGGCGCATGCCCGCCGCTTCGACCGTGGCGCCGATGCTGGCCAGGTCAATGGCGATGGCTTCGGGGTCAGAAAAGCGGCTGAGGAATGCCAGGCGGGTGATGTGGCGCAGCTCGGGCGCGGGCTCGGGCGCGGGCACGGGTTCGGGCGCGATGAACGTGCCGGGCACGCGCGGTGCGGGGGGCGGGGGGTCGGTGGGTTCGCCTTCTGCTGGTGGGTCGGGTTCGGGCGCGGGTTCGCCGGGCGCCCAGCCCCAGCCAATGGCGACGGCAAGGCCCGCATCCTGCGCCGGTTGCATGGGCTCCACGGCCTGCCATTCGGGCTCGATGCGGGCGGCAAAAGTCTCGTCTGCCTCGATGATGTTGCGAACAATGAAATCGCGGATCAGTGCGTACTGCATGGGGGCCTCTTTTCTTTATTCAAACCAGGTCACGCGCAGCCAGGCGCTGCCGCCCGCGCCAGACGAAGCGCTGTAGGCGCCGTGCGTGGTGGTAATCAGGCGCAGCGCGCCGCCGCCGCCGCCGCTGTTGTTGGCTGCGGAATAGCCCGCCACGTTGGCCACCAGCGTGGTAATGCTTTCGCTGCGGCCGTTGCCGCCGCCGTCCACCGCCACCTGGTTTTCTGGCACGTCGGGGCAGGCGCCGCCGCCGCCGCCGCCCCGGCCGTCGAGCCCCCGGCCGCCGCGCATGTCGCGCGCGGCGCTGTCGCCGCTGTTGAAGCGCCCCAAGCCAGGGCCAGCCACGCCGTCGCCGCCGCGTGCAGACTGCGCGGCGCTGTTCGTCAGCCCCTTGCGCCCGCCTTTAGCCACCAGCGTGCCGAAACTGAGGTCGCCGCCGTCGTTGCCGTTGAGGTTTGCAGCCGTGGTTGTGGTGGCTGCAGCGCCGGGGATGCCCATCGTCACCGTGACCGGGCCGGTGACGGTGACCAGCTCAGCGCGGCGCTGGCCGGCGTCGCCGCCGCTGGGGTATTGCGCGCTGCCGGACGTGTTGTCCACCAGCGCGCCAGAGCCGCCAGCGGCCTGCATTTCCACCAGCACCACGCCGCCCAGGGCAAGCAGCCGCGTGGATGGCGTGAAAGTTCCAGAAGCCAAAAACTCCTGGTAGCACAGCTTGCCGCCGCCGATAAATTCAGACAAATTGCTCATATCAACCCTTTCAAACGATGGACCACCACGCCTGGGTGGCGGTTTTGAACTTGCAAATGAACGCGATGCCGGGAACGGGCCAGTTCACAGAAAAGTCGCTGGGAGAACCCTGGATGTAGATACCGGCGTCGCGCCGCGCCAGCACCGGCGCATACGGCGCGCCCCAGGCGCCGCCGTAGCTCACGAATTCGATGACATCGCCGCGCTCGGTTTCGGCAATGCGGGGCAGGTACAGCGTTACGGGGGCGGCGGTGGTGTCCACGTCGTAGATGGCGCCGGCCTGCACCGCGTCGCCGCTGTAGGCCTGGCGGTAGCGGGCACGGCCCAGGTCGCGCGCCAGCAGAATGGAAGCCCAGACGGGCGCCCAGTTGGTGGGGTCAAGCGACGGGTCGGTGGTGCCGGCCCCGGCCACGATGCGGCGGTAGGTGATCTTGTTCGCCGGGCTCCAGGCTTGCACGCCTTCGGCATACGTGGTGCCGCTGACCCACTTTGTGACGCCCGTGGAAAACGCGGCCTGCGTGGCCGCAGCTTCTGCCGCAATGCGCGCGGCCAGGGCGTCGGCTGCTTCGCCTTCGGCCAGGGCGCGGGCGGCATCGGCAGCCAGCGCGTCGGTGTGCGCCGTGCCGGCTGACCCTGCAGCGGCCTGCGCGGCCTGTTCTGCGGCCAGCTTTTGCGCGTTGATTTCGGCCAGGTGCAGTTCGAGCTGGCTGATTTCTGCAGGCGTAAGCGGCGCGCCGCCCAGCATGAATGCCACCCAGGAAAGGTCGGTGACGCCGTCGGCCAGCGGCGCGGTGAATGGGGTGACGCCAGGGTGGTCTACCACCACGCGGTAGCGCACCGGGCGATCGGCGCGCGACGTGGGCCACAGCGCCACGGCGAATTCGCCCTGCGCGTCGGTGGTTGTGGTGATGGGGATGGACGCCACGTCCTGCAACGAAATGGCATCGATCGCGTTCGCTGGCAGGCCAATAGTGTTGACCAGCGTGAACGTGATCAGCGCGTTGGCCAGCAGGGCGCCGGCCGGCGACACCAGCGGCGCGCCGGCGTTGGTGATGGTGCGGGTAACGAGTGTCATGGCGGGGTACTACGAGGCCAGCGCCCACCAGGCTTGCGTGCTGCTTTTGTAAGTGCACTCAAGCGCCAGGCTGGGCAGGGGCAGATCGATGTTGAACGAAGCGGGCGCGCCTTGGATATAGATGCCGGCCTCGTGCCGGTCGATCACAAACGCGTAGGGCTTGCCCCAGGCCATCAGCACATTGACCCATTCGACGCGGTCGCCGCGCTCGGTGTCGGCAATGGCTGGCAGGTAAGACGTGATGGCCGCTGCGCTGGTGTCTGCCGCGTACTTGGCCCCGGCCTGCACGGTGGCGCCGCTGACGCAATCGAGCGCGCGGGCGCGGCCAAGGTCGCGGGCGAGGCGAATGGAGGCCCAGACGGGAGCCCAGTTGGTGGTGTCGAGCGACGGGTCGGTGGTGCCGGCGCCGGGGATGATGCGGCGGTAGGTGACCTTGTTGATCGGGCTCCAGGCTTGCACGCCTTCGGCGTAGGTGGTGCCGCTGACCCACTTCACGACGCCTGCAGAAAAGGCAGACTGCGCGGCGGCGGCTTCTGCTGCTACCTGGGCTGCGGCGGCATCGTCGGCGTGGTCTTGGGCGCCGGCTTCCAGGGCGGTTACGTTGGCTTCGAGGGCGTTGGCTTCGGTGACGAAGGTGGACTGCGCGGCCACCGTAGCGAAGGCTTTGCCCAGGAAAACAGGACGGGGGTCGGTGGGCAACACCGCGGGCGGCATGGGGGTCATGGGCATGATCAGGTCGCTCCAAGAATTTCAAATTGCATGGTGGATTCGGTGGCGTTTTCGAGCTGGGCCTCATTGGTCTCGGCACTGCCAAAAAGGATGGCGCTCTCGTACATCGCAGCGATGACGAACAGGCACAGTTCGGCGTCCACTTCCTCCAGGAAATCAAGCAGCGAATCGACTTCGCTATTGCGCAGCAACAGCACAAAGCTCGACAGCTTGCTGGATGGGCGCTTGACGAAATCGATCTCGCCGTAGTCGTTTACCTCGCGGCGGCTGTACCTCTTGCGGCCAAAGCGCGCGCCGTATTCCACGCCCACTCCCCACTCGCGCTGCTGGCCAAACTGCAGCTGGCTGATCGCCATGGTGGCCAGGCCCGTGAGGTCGATCTGCAGCGTGGCGTTCGGGAAGCTCGGCAGGTCGGACAGCAGCATCGTCTTGACGCCGCCGGTCCAGGTGCCAAAAAAGAATTCCCACCAGTCAGGCAGCACGGGCAGCGGGCCGGTCATCGCGGTGTGGTCGTACACCGTGCCGTAGGTCGGATCGATCAAGCGCACGCGCAACTGGCTGCAGTCCACCAGGCCAAGCGCGGCCACCATATTGACCGCGGCGCCCGGCAAGAACGTGTAGCTGATGCTCGTGGCCTGCTGGGTGCGGCTGCTGTTCGTGCCGTCAAACAGGCGCCAGCGGTTGGTGGCACGAATGCGGGTCCACAAATTTGGGTACAGGTCGGGGCGCTTGCCAAGGTTCGCCGGGTCGCCGCTCTCGTAGACGCTGTGCGTCGCCGCGAGCATGACGATGTCGCCCAGGCCGTAGGTGGTGGCGGCGTTGTATTCGGGCGCATCGTCTTCGGGCACGCTGCACGCGGTCAGCATGGCGTCGGTCGGGCGCACGGGGCGCAAGATCAGCAGGCCGACGCCTTCGGAGAAGTCGCTCATACCAGCGCTCCTTCCGCACGCACCGCGATACCGGCGCCGTCCATGCGTTCGACCACGCGCAGCAGGCGCTCGCCAAGGCGTTTGACGTCCTTCTGGTGGGCCTGCTGGTCGGGCTTCTGCAAGGCCTGGATGTCGCGGCGCATGGCCTGCAGCTCGCTCACCACCTCCCGCCAGCCATCGCGCCCGCCGGCGGCAGGGTTCCAGGCCTTGGGCGTCACTTCCTCGCCTTCGTGCAGCATGGCCAGCCCGGTTTTTGGCACGTAGTTGGTGCCAATCTCGTAGCTCGGGCCGTACCAAGTGGGGCGCGGGTTGCGCAAGTACGGGTCTGCGCTCCAGGTGTCGCGGTAGCGCCAATCCTCTTGATAGCGCGGGTCGCGGGCGTCGTATTGCGCAGCGCCAATGCCGCCGCCCGTGTATCGGATGTCGGGCATCGCATTGGGGTCGGTGCCCCGCAGGTTGCCCGTGCCCGCAAGCGGCGTGGTGGACCACGAGTTGGCGTAGCGCGAATCGACCGTGGCCTCCTCCCACGGGTGGTAAACCGGGTTCGCGTCGTAGGAGCTGCTGTACGTGGGCGTATCGCGAATGTCGTAGCCGGGCGACGTCATATTGGCCCGGGCGGCGCGCCACTGCGCGTCGGTCTGCACCGCAAATTTGCTCTGCGTTTCCACCAGGCTCCCGGCCAGCCAGCCGCGCATGCGGGCGAGCTCCACCGAGCTGCCAGCGGACAGGCGCGTTGCTTCTTCAAGCGATTGGCTCAGGCCCGGGAGTTTTTCCAGGGCCGATTGGTCCCCAGCGCGGGCCTGCGCCGTGGCGGTGGTGAATTCGGCCAGCAGGGCGTCGCGCCCTTTCTGCGGCGAATCGCCAGTCATCAGGCCGCGCAGGCGCTTGACTTCGGCTTCGATGCTGTCGCCAAGGCTGGTGATGCTGTCGCCCATGCTGCCGGCGGAGCTGCTCGCGCTGGCCATGGCGGTGCTGGCGGATTGGAACCCCCCCGTAGCGCCCGCCAGGTCGCCCGCAATGGTGCTGAACCCATCGGCAATTTCGCGGATGGTGTCGCGCACGCCGGGGTCATTCATGATCGCGGCGAACCCGGCCATATAGGCCCGGGCCTGATCAATGGTGGCTGCCACCGCAGCGCCCGCCATGGCGCCGCCTTGGGCCATGGCAGACCCCGCCGCAGCGCCGCCCGCAGCCACCGCGCCGCCCGCTGCCGCACCGCCCGCAGCCGCGCCGGTACCGCCCGCCACGCCGCCCGCAGCCAGCGCCGCAGCAGAGCCCGTGGCGCCGGTCAGCAGGCCGTCAACCAGGGGGCCGACCACGGCGCTCATGATCATTTGGCTAAGGCCCTGCGTCATCGCATTGCCAAGGCCCTCATAAATGCTGTCTCCCAGCCGCTTGCCGGCTTCGGCAGGCGTTGCCGCGCCCTTGCGCACATCGTCGAGGATGCCCTTGATGCTCTGCGCACTGATGCCCATGGCCTGCTCAAGGTCGCCCACGCTGCCGTTGACCTGCGCGAACGCGTCCGCCACGCTGAACAGTGCGGCAGCGCCTTCCTTGCCCGCTTCGCCCATGGCCAGGAATGCATCCATGGCTTTGCGGAACTCTGCCGCTGTCTGCGGCATGGCCACGCCCGCTTTGCCCAGCTTGTCCTCAATCTCGCTGCGCATCGCGCCGCTGCGTTGGTTGCTGGTGAAGAAGTTGTTGAAGTAGCTGCTGGCCTGCTGGTTGAACGCATCGGCCCCGCCTGCGGCATCAATGAAGCTCGACGCCTTGTCGCCCCCGCCCAGGCTGGCATCAAACAGCGTTGCGCCAAAGCGTGCGAACCATGTGTTTGCCAGGGTCAGGCTGGTGGCCAGGCGGGTCAGCGTGTCGATTGCCTTCTCGCCCTCGCGGGCGAATTCGCTGGCCTTGTAGGTGCTGCGCGTGATCGTCTCTTCAATCTCGCGGAACGAATCGGCGCCGGCTTCCATTTCGATTGCCGTGCTGGCCACCTGGCGCTTGACGGTTTCGGTCACGTCCGTCCAGGTGCCAATCACTTGCTGGGCCAGTTCGTCGTTGGCGGTGGCCAGGGCTTCCTGAATTTTCTTTTGCGCGTCGGCGTCAGACAGGCCGTGGAGCGACAGCTTGATCGTGCTGGTGTAGCCGGTGAGGCGGTCGGTGGTGAGGCCCAGCGCGTCGGCAAAGTCGGTTACCTGGTCCTTCATGCCCTTGAACGTGTCGCCCAGGGTTTTGCGGACTTGTTCGTCCAGGTCGCTGTAGGTGGTTTTGTCGCTGCTGAACAAGCTGCCTTCATAGAACTTGTAGCTGCGGCCTTCGAACCCTTTGTCGCCGCCGAAGGTGCCTTCGATGCCCGAGTCCTTGAGCTTGCGGCCAAAGAGGCTGCCGAGCAGGGAGATCCCCAGGGCGATGGGGCCAAGGGCGCCGGCCAGCATGCCAAGACCCGCCCCGATTCCAGCCATCGATCCGGTGCCAATGAGCGACGCACCAGCACTCAAAGACCCGCCCAGCGTCGTCGCACCAGTGAGCCAGCCAGCACCGCCGGCCATTGCGCCGCCAAAGCTTCCAAATAGCGATGCGCCACTGGCCACCGTTCCAAGTGTGCTGCCGGTACCGCCCTGTCCGGCCATCGCCCCACCCATGCCAAACAACCCGCCCAGCGCGCCAGAAATGGGGCTCAAGATGAAGCTGACGATGGGCCGCAGCACCATCGTCTTGAACATGTTTTCAACGGTGTCGCCCAGGTTCGCCGCGAACCCCTTGCCGCTCTCGAACCCGCGCATCAGCGCGTCGGTCAGGCTGCCATTGATGCTGTCGGCCATCTTCTGCGCGGCGTCGGTGGATTCCTTGGTGGCCTGATCCACCGCCTGGCGCTGCTCAATGCCACGGGTGGCGTCGACCAAGCGCTTTTGCCACTTGATGCGCTCTTCAATGTTCGACACATCCTCACCCGCCAGCGCGGCAGACTCGCGCGCCTGCTTCATCATCTCCAGTGTCAGCTCCTGCACCTCGCTCTTGAGCAGGCCGTAGTTCGCCAGCTGCTGCTCGGCCTGCGTGGCGGCGCGCGCGCCCTCGGCCACGCCGGCAGCATTGGCCTTGGCGTAGGCATCCATGGTTTTGGCCAGGTCGGCTGCAGCCTTGGTCTCTGCATCCAACCCCGCTTTCATCGCCGGTTGCTGGGCCAGCAGCTTGGCCTGCGCAGCCACCAGCTCATCAGCGCTGATCGCGCCCGCCGCGCGCGCGGCATTCAGGCTGTCCCATTTCTTCTGAAAGTCGCCAGAAAGCCCCGCGTCCTGCGCCAGCAGCGAAGCGGCCAGCGCCTCGCCCGACTTGGCCAGCTTCTCCTGCTCGGTGGCCACTGCGCGCGTGCTCTTCACCGCTGTTTCGCCGCGCTGCTTGATGGCGGCCTCGGTCTGGGCGATCACGGTCGGGTCGAGCATCTTCGCCAGCGCATCGCTGGGCGAATCGTTGTTGGCAGCCCGAATAGCGGCCAGGTTCTTGCGGTAGTCAGCCAGCGCCTTGTCGGCTTGCTGCTGCTTGGTCAGTGCGCGCTCGTTCGCCTTGCCCACTTCGTCCAGCGCCGCAATTGCGTCCTTGTTCACCCGGTTGCGCTCGGTCTGGGCCTCGGTGCCGCGCTTGATCATTCGTTCCTGCTCCGTCAGGAACGAAAGCTGCTGCTGCAGATCCGCCAAAGGCGTGTCCCACGGCAGACTGAACGGGCGGTTCTTGTCTTGCCCCTGCGCCTGCTCAATCTTGGCGCGCACGTTGGCAATCTGGTCCGCCATGGTGTCGGGCCGGCCCACGTTAAGCATGGAATCCCACGCCTCGCGGGCCATGCCCTTCACGCCGCGCCAGGCGCGCTCGAGCAAGCCCAGGCTCTGCTCAATGGTGGCAATGCGCGGCACCATCGCATCGGCATACGCGTTCTGCGCAATCGACGCCGCCCGTTCCTCGTCGCCCAGCTCCATCGCCGCCTTGATCTGCGCGTAGGTGCTGGCCGTCAGGTAATTCATGCTCTCGTTGAGCTTCAGGCTGGCCTTTACCGGCGCTTCGCCCAGCTCGGCGAACTGCTTCACGGTGTCGCCCACGGCGGTGCCCACGCTGCGCTCCATCTCCTGCGCGGTGATCGTGAACTTCTGCAGGTTCTCCCCCGCAATGCGCCCGCTGCCCACCATCTGCGCCAGCGTGGCCGCCGCCTGGCCCTGCGTGCCCACCACCTTGTCCACCGCGCGGGCCATGTCGCCCAGCTGCCCCACCGTCACGCCTGCGGCGTTGCCGGTCAGGGTGATGGATTTCTCAAACGCCTGCGACTCCTTGGTGCCCTGCATGTAGGCAATGGCTGCTGCACCCACCGCCACGGTCAGGCCAGCGGCCACCGGCCCCAGCACCGCCAGCGCCCGCGTGGCTGACGCCGCCGCCGTGCTCTGGCCGGCCACCACATCTTTCACGGCCCCACCCATGGAAGTGGTGGACTTCTCCAGCCGCCCCACTGCCGCCTCGGTCTGGCTCACTTCCTTGTCCAGGTCTTGGCGAAACTGGCGTGCTTCCAGCACCAGCCGCATCACCAGGGCGCCCAGGTTCGTGTTCATCGCGTGCGACTTTTCTTGGTTCGTTCGGCCTCGGCCGCAATCAGGTTGTCTTCGCGCAGCACCGCCTTCTCAATGACGCCCAGCGCCTCGGTGCGGCGTGCCAGGCGCCGGTGGCGCACACCGGCCATGCCGGCAAACGCGGCAATGCCGGCCCAGTTCAGGCACACCCTGCGCCCGTCCAGCCCGGCATGCACCCACTGCACCTGCACCCGCAAAAAGAACATCCAGTCCTCCCAGTTGTCCTCGTACACCTCGAAGGCGTCCTGCTCTTCGTCGGCGGCCTCCTGTTCGCCCGCCCGCTCGGCCCGGGCCTGCTCCACCTCTTCGTCGGTGGCGCCCATGGCCCGCATGGCCGCTTCCACCGCCTCGTCCACCGGCACCGCCTGGCGGCGCTTCTCGGGTACGCCAGCGGTCAGGCGTGCCCAGTGCGCAGCAGCGCCGGCGAGGTTCAGTTTTTTGCGCCGGCGCTGCCTTCCCAGAAGGCGGCAGCAATGCCCGCAGGCGCCGAGCTGATCGACAAAATGGCTTCCAGCTCCTCGATGCTGAAAGGCACTTTCGTGTTCGTGTCCTTGTCGATCAGCTCCCAGTTCACCAGCTGGCCGCGCACCACGTCGGCATGTGGCACGTCGCGCAGCGTCTTCAGCTCGTCAGGCGTGGCACGTTTGAACTCGCACATCAGGGTGTTTTTGTCGGCCGAGCCGCGTTCGTTGGCCACCATCACCGTGGCCTCGCGGGAAAAGGTGGGGGAAATTGAGCGTTTGAATGCCATGGCTAAGCCTTGAATTGGGGGATGGATTGGGGTCGATTGGGGTCGATTGGGGCGATGGGCCGCGCTTCAGGTGAAGGTCAGCACCACTTCGTCGTTGCCGGCGCTCGGCATCACGGCAAAGCTCGCGTTCAGCATGGCCACGCGGTCCGCGTCGCTCAGGCTGGGCTCGGCGTTGAACTGCAGCTTCGGGCAGGTAATGCCCACCTTGTTGCCCGCCACCGTGCCGTGCACGATGGCCAGCGCCATCTCGGTGCCCAGGCGCACGTCTTCGGCCCAGTTCTTGGTGGCCACCGTGGTCATCTCGAAGACGGCGCTGGCCGTGGGCTTGCGGTCGGGGCTGCGCACGCCGGCGCGGCCGATCATGTCTTTCCACGCCGCCTGGTTGGCCAGGTCGAGCGAGAAGCTCTGCGTCACCAACGACAGCCCGGCAATCGTGAACGTGGCCGTGTTCGTGTTGCCCACCGTGAGCGGCTTCTGGAAGCCCGTGAACACCATGCCCGTGGGGAACGTCACATCGGTCGGCGTCTCATACTTGCCGAAGTAGGTGAACTTCATCACCGGAATGTCTTCGGCATTCAGCGCGAAGCTCATCGTGCCCTTGGCATCCGTCAGCTTGAACAGCATGCCGTCCAGGTAGGCAAACAGGGTGATGTAGTCGCCCTCGGCCCCGTGCGGCTGGTAGGCCGCGCTCACCCCGGCGCTGATCGTCTCGGCAAAGTCGCAGCCCAGCAGCAGCGGGGCGAACTTGGGCGCGGTACCGGCCGCGCCGCTGCCCGCCAGCTCCACCTCGAACTCGAACACCCGGTGCTCGCCCGCCACGATGGCGCCGTAGTTGCCCTTGGCGCCGCGAATCAGGTTGCGCTCCACGAACTTGCCCTTGATCACCTGGGGCGTCAGGCCCCGGCACAGGATCGCGTTCGTGCCCGGTACCGGCGCGGCCGGCGTGCCCAGAGCGGTCTGCTTCATTGCCAGCAGCACCATGTTGCTCATCTTCAATGCCATGTCGTTCTCCTAGGAATGGGGTTGGGTTGGCTCAGACGATCGCGCCGGGCCGGGGGCCGGTGGGGTCTTCGAGCCGGGTGCGCTTGCCCGTGTAGGGGTCGCGGGCAAAGCTGCCGGCCTGGCCGCTGAACTCGTCCGCTGGCCAGCCGCCTTCGGGCATGGGCATGGGCTGGCGCGGTGCCTCGGCGGCTTCAGATTCGCCCTTGGGCTTGGTCACTTTTTCGTTCATGGCTTTCGTCCTTTGAAAATGGGTTGCTCGCTGCTCACGGCCGCACGTCCAGGTCCAGCACCATCCAGCCGTAGGGGTGTTCCATCTGCCGGCTGCAGCGCCAGTCCTGCGGCAAGGCGCTGTCCCAGGGCTTGGGCGCACCGGGGGCCACAGGCGCGGCCACCCAGGCGAGCACATCGGCCAGCAGGGCAAGTTCCGCCTGCTCCACCGCCAGCGCGTCGCTCCCTTCGGCCACCTTCACAAAGCCCACCACTCCCAGCGTGCAGTGGCCCAGTTGCGCCTCGCGGCCGCGGTAGTTGGCAAAACGCCCACCACCACCGGCCACCAGGCAGATCACGCCCCGCTCCAGCGCGGCGGGGTCGTGGTTCATGGGGTCGAGCACCAGGCTGCGCTGCACCACGCGCAGTGGGAGCGCGGCGGCCAGGCTGGTTTTGATGGCCTCCAGGGCCGTATCAAGTTCGTTCACGCTGCACCCCCTGCCGCGCCGCTGCTGGCAAGAAATTCGCGCCCCGCCTGCTCCATGCGGGCGGGGAAGATGCGCTGCATCTGCGCGGCCACCGGCCCCACAAAGGGCTGCGCCTTGACGCCGAAATGCCGCACATGCCAGGCCAGGCCCTCGTAGCGGTCGCGCAGCTCCAGGTTCTCCTGCAGCGCGCCCGTGGTGTTCTTGCGTGCACGCCGGCGCCCGGCAAACGCCTTGGAGGTCAGCCAGGCCTTGATGTCCGCCGCCTCGGGGTCGCTCCAGCGCGGCAAGCCCTTGCCGGGTTTGCGGCCCTCTTCCACCGGCAGGGCGTAGGCCACACCGGGCCCCACGCTCCATTCGAGCTCGCCGGTTTTTTCGGCGTGAATCGAATTGGTCAGCGTGCTGCGAAACTTCGGCGCCCGGTTCTTCATCAGCACCGCGGCGTGCTGCGCAATGTCGGCCAGCTCGGCACTCAGCGCCTGCTCCAGCCCTGCGCCCTGCGCGCGCATCTGCGCGCTCACCACATGCACGTTGGAAGTCGCCATGGCTAGCGCGCCTCCTTGAACTCTTGCAGCAGCAGCTCGAACAGCGCGCTGGGCGTGCCGTTGCGCGGCGTGCCGCTGTAGCCGTCGCGCATCTGGGTGGTCTTCACCACGTTGCGCAGCGCCAGCTCGCGCATGGCCTCGGCCTGCGCGCGCAGCACGAGCAGGCCCAGGTCGTTGTCGTTCACGGTGCTCTCGCCCGGCGTGTCGGTCAGCACATGGCGGGCGAAGTACCAAAACCGCAGCGTGCTGCCCCACACGGACAACTGGCGCGGCGTAGGCGCCGGGCTCAGCTCCAGATACCAATCGGTGCCGTCGCGCTGCGCCGCCACGCGCGGCACGGCGCCGGGCCAGCACGCATCCCACGGCTTGGGGGTCTGCGCGGGGTTGGCCCACAAATGGGTCTTGAACGCGGCAAAGTCGGGGTACGCCAGCAAATAGCTGGGCTGGTAGGCAAACAGCTCCACCTCGCCCGGCCGCGTCACCGGGCGCTTGGCCTGCATGTCGGGCAGCACCAGTTGCAGCATGCGCACAAAGTCGGCGTCCTGCGCCGCGCGAAACTGCGCCGCAGCCTCGCCCAGCGAAGCCTTCAGGGCCGCTACCACCGATGACAAAAGCAAGGCCATGGCTGCGTGCTGCCCTTATGCCTGCGGCTTCTCGCCCGTGCCCGGCGTACCAGCCGGGGCGCCTTCACCAATGGCGGCAAGCTGCTCAGGCGTCAGCCCGGCCAGCTGCGCCTGGTAAGCCGCGTCGGCATCCGCCTGCAACTGCTCATCCGCCCGGCGCAGGCGCTCGGCGTCCAGCGCGGCCAGCAGGCTGGTGCGCGGTTTGGTCGAAGCGTTCTCGGCCTCGCGCAGCATGTCGAGCGCTTCCTGCTTCAGGTTGGGCAGCTCGGCGGCAATGTCTTTCACGCTGCGCCCATGCAGCTCGGCCACAAGCTCGGCCAGCGTGGGCTCTGCCGGTGCGCCGTCCTGCTCAGGCGCGCCGCGCCGCTCAGGCGGCAGCAAGGCTTCGTCAATGTCGCGGCCAGATCCAGGGGGGATCAGCTTGCCACCCACGAAGATGGCATTGGCCGTGTGGTTCTCGATGTGTCGGGTGCCCATGGGGTTCTCCTTCGCCGCTGCGCCCCTGGCGCGCCGCCAATGGGCGCGCTCAGGGGGCTACAGGTGCGGTGGGGGTTATTCAGGCAGCGCGAGCTACACGCCCGGTCGAGCTGTAGACGACGATCGAGGTCAGACTGTTTTTCAGCTGCGTCGGCGTGTGGCTCACGATGTACTGCGTGCCAAAGCCTTCCTGCTGGTCGGTGTACAGGCCGTTCGAGTTGCGCGCCTGCTCGGGTGGGTTCATGGCAAAAGCCTTCACCATGCGAAAGCGCGTGTTCGCCCGCTCGCCCACCAGAATGCGGCTGTCGCCCAGCACCAGCCCCGGCGCGCTGGGGTTGAAGGTGGGAATGCCCTTGGTAAAGCCCAGGCTGCCGTCCGCCGCGAGGCCAGTGGCCACGCGCGAGCTGCTGGAGCGGAAGCTCTCGGCCTGCGACAGCGCGTTGTCCATGGCGCCGCTCATCAGCGCGAAGTTGGCGGTGTAGTAGCGGTCGTTCTCGATCACCACCTTGCGGTTGCCAATCTCGGTCAGCAGGCGGTCGTAGCGGTCGCGAATGTTTTCCGTGCCCACCACATCCACGTTCCAGATCGAGCGGTTCGTGGCGCGCGAGCCCGTCACCGTCAGCACCTTGCCGTTGGCCGGCAAGACGGCCGCGCCGGTTTGGTCCAGCAGGCGGAATTCGCCCAGGTTCCAGTCCATGGCGTAGTAAATGCCTGCGGGCAGCGCGCTGCCATCGGCCGGCAGCGCGTACTCGGTGCGCACCGTGCCGTCATAGGTAATGGTCAGCGGGTTGGTCGGGCTGCCCACGGCATTGCCCTTGAGGTCGTAGGCCTGGCGCGGGCGCACCACCGGGAACACGCTGGTGACAAACACCTTATTGGTGCCGTTGCACTGGGCCGTCAGCGTGTCGCTGAACGCCGTGGCGCCCGACTCGTCGGCCGAGAAGACCATTTCGTTGTAGTTGATCGCCTCGGTGTCCTCGCCCACGATCCGCACGATGTTGCGGATGTTCTCGGCCAGCGGGTCAAAGTCAATCGGCGATGCGCTCATCAGCAGGCGCAGCTCGCTCGAAAGCAGGTAGGCCAGCTTTTGCGGAATCGGGCGGGCCTCTTCCTGCGTCTGGATCACCCCGGCGCGGCGAATGCCCTGGCCTTCATAGCGGCGCAGCGCGCCCACACCAGCAGCGGTCTGGTCGCGGTAGCTGTAAGGCACCGTCAGCACGTTGGCAAACGGGGCCGTGCCGGCGTTCACAAAGGCCAGGCTGGTCAGGTTGTACAGCGCTTCGCGCAGCACCGTGCGCTCGGCCACCACGGGCACGGCCACGTCGCTGATCGTGCCGGTACCGGCGGCGAGCATCTTGTGCTCGGCGTCCAGGCGCTGGCCGTTGGCTGCATCGAACTGGGCCAGCGCCTTCTCGGCAAAGTCCTTGTTCACCGCGAGCAGCTTGCCGCCCGTCTTCTCGAAGCGCTTGGCCTCGTTCATGCCCTCGTAGCCCAGGCGCTTGTCAATGGTGGCCTGCAGGCTCTTGATGCTGTTGCTGCTGTCCACCGTGATGCGCGCATTGCCCGCAATCTGCACATAGCCCATGCCCTGCAGCTTGGCCTGTGCGCTGAGCTGCTGCACGTGGTCGATCTGCATTTGCGCCAGGGCCTTGACCTGCTCGTCGGTGGTGTCGGCGGTAATCAAAGGCTCCACATTCGCGCAAAGCTGACGCGCGGCGGCCTCGTCAAGATCCTTGTTGCCCTCGGCAATGGTGGTGGCCAGCAGCTTGTGTTTGGCCGCAATGGTGGTCTGCGCCAGCGTCTTGGCGTCATCTGCCGCCTTCATCGCCAGCTTCACGGCGGCGTCCACGTCCACGGCGGGCGTGGCCAGGGTGATCGTCACGTTCTGCGGTTGGCCGGGGCTGGCAACGGCCAGCGCCTTGATTTGCTCGTGCACTGCGGCGCCGTTCGCCTTCCACGTTTCCACCAGCGCCAGGCACTTCACCTGGTCGGCGGCAGCGACGTCGAGTTGCTTTTGCGCCTCGGCCAGCAGCTTGGTGGCCACAGCGTCGGACAGGCCCAGCGCCTTGTAGTGCGCCTTGAGTTGTTCAATGAAGTTCATGGTGTCCTGCTCCTGCAGTTCTTTGAGAAGTTGGTGGGACACGGCCACGCGCACGCTCGCGTCGTGGTCGTTGTCCTGCGAAAGGGATTTGGGGTCGATGCCGTCCAGGCGCGAAATCACGGGCCGGTTCGTCAGGCCCGCACCCAGCAGCACGCAGCCGTGCTGCTGCTTCTTTTCGTTGTCCTGCCACGCTTCGTGGTACTCGGCCGACAGGTAGGTGAAGCCCCGTTCCTTGACGGACTGCACGCCAAACGGCGTCCACTCCACCAGCGCGCGCAGCCGCCCGTCTTCGACCGACAGCCGCAGCACCTTGGCCGCAGCGCCATCGTCTGGCCGGTGCGCCACGTCAATGAACACGTCCTGCCCCAGCACGCGGCCATCGAAGTTCTGCACCATCTGCGCCAGCATGGCGTGGGTGATCGCAAAGTCGCCATAGCGCGGGTCGTGGAACTGCCCGACACGGGTCAGCGTGATCCACGAAGTCTTGGCGCCCTCGGCCAGCGAAATGCTTTGCGACAGGAACCGCACCCGCCCAGGGACCCCATCCTCATGCCCCAGGCGAATGTGCCGCCCTGCCGGCGGCGCCTTCCACGCAGCCACCACCGACACGGCCATGACTGCAAGAGCAATAAGGGTGAAACGCTTCATGGTGCCTCTGACGCGGGGTTGTCCGCGTGGGCATCTTCAGCGTTTCAGGCGCGCGAAAAAAGGGGGCAAAAAGCGCGCCTAGCGCTTGAATGGCAAGCGCTGGCAGCTATGGATTTTGGAGCGGTTTTGGGGCGATACGGGGATTCCCGTATCGGGGGGGCGTTACGCCAGCGCTTTGCGCGCCACCGTGTGGAAAATGTCCCACCCATCCTTGAGCAGTTGCCGCAGCCCGAACATCTGCGCCATGGCCTGCTCGCCGTCAGGCCCGAACGGCGGCAGTGTGCACCCAATGCGTGCGGTATACCCGCCCGCCGGGCTCGGCTCGAACGCCACCACAAACCCAGTCTCGCGGTGCGTGGCGGTCAGCCCGTCCACGTCCACATCCCACGCCCGCCGCCAGCTCATGCGGTGGTGGTTGCCGTCGCCATAGGGGAATGCTAGATCCATGGTGAACCCAAGGTAACGCTCTTCGAGCTACCGTCGGCAAACATGACGACGGCCAAGTCGGAGTCTTCGCCCATCTCCAGTTCCACACCGTTGAATAGCTCCGGCCCCGCATGCGGCCCTGGAGGTCCGTAGGCAATGAACTCATCGAACTCCGTAAAACGGCGGGCCCACGCCCAATACAGGGTGACCCTGATTGGCTGGGAGTGCGCATGCATGGCCTTCAACACATCGTCCCGTAAGGTCTTAACCCGGGCGTCCATTTCCAATTGGGTTGCCATCACAGATCCTTCACCAGCGCCGCGTACTTAGCATCCACCTTGGCGCTCACGTTGTAGGGCACGGCCGCAGGCGGCAGCTCGATGCCCATGCGCTGCGCCAGCAGCTGGCCGTCGATGTACTTGTCGCCATGCTGGATCAGCTTGGCCGCCTTCAGAAACGCCTCTTTCTGCGCCCGCGTCTGAAAGCACAGCCCCACCCAATACTCGCTGTCGGTGGCCAGCTTGAAGCGTTCCTGCTCGGCCTGGGCGCGTGCCTTGAAGGCTTCGAGCACCGCGCTGGTTTCCTTGTGTGCCACTTCCTCATTGGTCAGGTTGTCGTAGTCCAGCTCACCAATCGGGTCTTCCATGTCCGGGCCATCGTCGGCGTCCAGCGCATCCAGCCCGCCCAGGCCGTCGAGCCCGTCCAGGCCGCCACCGTCCAGATCGTCCAGGCCGTCAAGCGCTGACAGCTCGGTGGCGCTCTCCAGCGAGCCGTGCGGTGCCGTTGCGTTGGGCGAATTCATAGCGGGCAATCTCCATATCCACGAGCGGGAACCAGTCCAGGATGGTCTGGTAGTCCCTGGGGAAATGCTCCCTGATCTTGATCAGAAAGCGCAAGTCCAGGCCGTCAAACGAGCGCCCGAACACCTTGTAATCCACCGGCAGCTTGATGTCGTTCTTGATCAGCTCAGCCAGCAGCTGCTCCTTTTTCCAGTCCCAGCACGGGTAAAAATACTGGCGCTTCGCATTCACCCCTTGGTTCTTGATCAGCGAAGCCCGGCGCATCGGGCTGTCAGCAGCCCGAACCCCCGTGGCAGTCCACACATCCTCGGGCAGCTTGCAATCCTCGATCACCGCACCCCGAATGTCGTCGTACTGAAAGTCTGGCCAACCTACCGCCGCAATGATGCGCAGCCGCTCCGGCGCCTGGTAGGTGGCATGGTTGATCCACCGATAAAAAGCAGGGTGCGGCAACTGCACGATGTGCTTACCCAGCTTCTGCTCCGCATAGCCGATGTAGTCCTGCACGAACTCCAGGCCGGGCACGAGGTACAGGTAATACGGCGTGAAGTCGAAGTAGTCGCGCGCACTCAGCCAGGCAGCCCAGCTGTCTTTCCCCAGGGAAAACGACAGCAGGGCCTTGTCGTGGCCGGTGGCGGCGCGCACCACCTCGCAGACGGGGTTGGTCATTGCAACTTTCCAGCGTGGTTGATCACCCCCGCCTGCCCACCAGCAGCAGCCTCGGCTTGCACCTCGGCCTGCAACGCTTCCTGCACCGGGTCCGGCGCACCGCCGCGCTCCAGGTGCTCCAGATACCACTGGTGAATCAGCGCCGCCAGGTTGTCCTCTGGCTGATCTCTGAAGAGGGCAATGTCAATTCCCGACTCCCGGCAAATGGCCTCGATCGGCGCCCAGTCGAACTCAACATCCAGGGTCACCGGGTCTCGGCTCAGCTTCAGTGCCGCAAAGTCGAGCCCTTGCGGGATATGGATACGGACCATTTTTTCATCCACGATCAGCCCTCCTCAACGGAGAAGTGCTCGGAGATCACGTCGGCATCAACCGCGTGGTTCTCGCACCACTGCAAGGCTTCCCTTTGACTCAAGACCTCGATGCCACTGCCGCCGCAACGACCATTGCTGCCTACCGGACGAGCCCACCTGGTTGCAGGTCCGCCATCGCCATGAACGAAGTAGGCCCCCTTGCTGGTGACATATAGAGTCTCTTCGCAGGCGTGAAAGTCGCTCCCATAAATCCCGTTGTCCCAGTTGGCAATCTGGGTAGCTGTTTCGGTGTTGTAAACCTTGCCATTGATCACTTTTTTCATTTCCATCTCCAAAGTCCGCGTCTACCCAGCGGAGCGGGCCGGGGCACCATGCCCCATCTCTTAGGCGAAAAAACCATCCTGGTGCGCGGCGGCCAGGAACTCCCGCGCCGCGTCCTCGGTGCCCTTCCCGAAGTAAGCGGCTCCCAGCTTGCTGCGCCCGTAGAACCGGGTGCCACGCGGGGTGCTGTTCACCATGCCCTCAATGCGCCAGCCGCCCAGGCCAAACCAGTTGCGGTCTTGCTCGTACACGTCCACCGCTTCCACGGCGTCCATGTCGAAAATTTCCAGATCCACGGTCACCTTGCCGTGCACTGTGTCGAATTCATGGCTTGCAGTTTTCATCACAGACTCCTTCACTCAAAATGCCGGAGCACCCGCTCGGCGTTGAATAAGCCCCAATCCCGCAAGTGGTAAGCCCAATCGGCCCGGCCCTCTCGCACGGCCTCAATCTGGCAGCCCATGCCCCGCAAGTCCTCGACCAGGCGAATCACAGTGGGCCGACTAGTGGCCAGGTTCGATGCCAGCTCATGGCTTGACTGGGGGCGGCGGTCCAGGGCAGCCAGTAGCCGCAAGGACTTGTCCATTTTTGGATTCATGGGCGGCATGATAGGCTCATTTTTTGGGGTTGAGAAGCCCGGCCGGGGCCGGGCAAGGGGTCAGGCTGCCACCAGGCGGCGGGGCTTGCTACGGGCCTTTGCCGGGGCTTGCTGGGCCGATTGGCGGGCCTTGCCCATCAACTGATCGGCCAGGGCAGCCACGGCAGCGGGGCAGGGTTCGGCCTCTTCCGGGGCTTCCTGCTCGGCAGGCTCTGCGGGATTGTCGGCAGGCTTTGCCAGGTCACGGTACGGCATCACCACCCCCGAAAAGTCCCCATCGACCACCAGCAAGGCGCCCATGGTCGGGTTCAAATAGTCCGGGCGCCACTGGGCATTGCGGGTCACACAATCGGCGGCATCCTGCAAATAGCGGGCATTCACGCAAAGCTGCAGCCCATCGCTCAGGCTTTCGGGCGCTACGCTGGCATCGTCGCTGTGCACCTGCACACCCAAGGGCAAAACATCCTCCGGGCGATGGCCCCGAATCTGCCCACCCCCGAAGTCAATCCGCACGGACGGGAACTCTTTCGGGTTGGCCAGGGTGATGGCCTTGCCCATGGCGTCGGCGCCATCGGCCAGGGCAATCGGGTTCAGGCGGGCCCACACCGGCCGGCTGACCACGGCGGGCACCACGCGCGCCCAGTCGGGGTACTGGCCTTCGATGGGCTTGCGAATCCACACAAAGCAGTCTTGCCCCTGCAGCAGGATCTGTGCAGGGGCTTCGTCGTTTCTGGTGTCCGCCTGGGCATTCCAGATGCTGACCTTCACGCTCTCGCCCTGGCTGCCAAGCACCCAGTACAGCGGGTCACGGGGCAGGATCAACTGCACCGGGGCGCGGGTCGCCACGCCGTCCACAAGCTCGCGGCCGAACACCTGGGGAACCCGGTTGCGGTACAGGTGCAGGCGGTGGCCATCGGTGCCCACCAGCACGCCATCCGTCAGGTCAAACAGCACGCCGTTGAGGTAGTAGCGAATGTCCTGCACGCCAGAAGCCACCAGCACACGGTCCAGGGCGTTGAGCTCCAGGTCAAACGACACCACCGGGCCGGCGGGCGGGCGCGGCAGCATGGCCAGCACGCTGTCGTAATCCACGCCGCCATCCTTGCCGAACGGGGTTACCAGGCCCTGCCCATTGCTCAAATGATCGGGCATCACCACCAGGTGGCGGCTTTTGGCCAGGTGCGACAAAACAGCTTCCACGGGCACCACCACCGGGCCGGCCAGGTGCGGCTGTGGGCAGGGCACGCCCACCATCCAGTCCAGCTCGCTTGCGCAAATGGCACTCTGGCCATCGAACACCACGGAGCGCAGGGCAGCCAGGGGGCTTTTTGCGCGGGCCAGTTTCAGCACGTCATTGATCTTCAGCATTGCACTTCTCCAAAAGACCTCAGCTACCCCGAGGCGCGGGTTTCGGGACAACTCCCGCCACTGCCCGGCACGCCAGGCAGTGACTGAATCTGTCAGTGATACACCCCATTGGCCGGGGCATTGGCCAGGCACTCGGCAGGGCTCACGATCATTTCCATGCTGAACCGGGCCGGCTCAGGCTTAGGCTCAGGCCGGGCCCCATATTTGCCCTCTTTCAATGCGGCCAGGGTGCAGGGCTTCCAGTGCAGATCGATATTCAAGCTGCGCAGGTTCACCAGCTCGGCAATGCTGATGTAACCCAGCTCAGGCCCATGGCCCAAGTCGACCAGGCCGAAGGCTTGCTGTGTGCCGCCCTCCACATCCTTCTCAGTGATCCACCAATCGGCCCCACCCGCGAAGTAATGCAAGTACACCAGGGCGGCTTCGCCCAGTTCCGACTGCTCATAAGTCACCGGCATGGCGGCAATGGTGGATTCCAGCTCCCGGAACTTCTCCCGGAAAAAACCACGCTCTTCTGAGCGCAGGCCATCGGCCATGGTCATCAACTGCATACGGGGAATAAAGGGGCGCACGGCTTCAATGGTGCGGATAATGCTTTTACGCATATTGATTCTCCAAAAACCTCTGCAAACCCCCGAGGTGCGGGGACCGATTTATTCAATCGATGCCCTATAGTAGCATCATTTTCTAATATCAACAATACCCAAAAAATACCCGACTGATAAGGCCGGGTATTAGGGTTATCACGAACCCGAAGAACGACCACCGGACAAGCCGGCGGCGCGGGTCAACTGAGCGTAGCTCGACTTGGTAGCCTTGCTCGCACGGTTGAACTGGTTTCGAGTGGGGCGCCCTTCAGCGCGGCCACGACGCAAACGTGTTGCCATAATTTTTCACCTCCTTTCCCCGTCAACGGACGGCGTTTTACACAAGGGCGCCCACAGCCAGCGGCTATGAAAGCGCATCCGTGATTTTTTTCACAATGACTTTGTCCACCATGGGTTGCACCGTCCCATCCGGGTACACCAGCCGCAGCCCCTTGATGCGTTCCAGGTTGCGCAGCGCCACGGCGGGAACATCGTCGGCCAGGATGGCCAGGCGCTCGGTATCCACCTGCACGCAGTCCCACAGCGCCTCCCAGGTGCGCTCGATGGGGTAGTCATACAGGCGTCGGGGTTTGACCTGTTTGAACACCACGCAGTAGCGCAGCAGGCGCGCATCTTCCAGCAGCAGCGCCGTGCTCTCCCGGCGCGGGTTGTCCTTGTACTGCTGCAAGAGGTCATCAAAATTCATAGCTGCTACCCCTTACCAGTCAAGCGCTGGCGTGCCAAACGGCTTGAAACCGCCCGCAGCGGCGCGCGGATCATCCCCGTGCGCAGCAGGCCCTGGTCGAAGTAGGTGGCCTTGGTCTTGCCCAGCACGCCATCGCGCACCTCGGGCGCCAGGCGTTGCAGGGCCTGCAGGGCGGTTTCCTTGCCGGCGCGCTCGGCGTCGGTCACCTCCTCCTGGAACGCCATCACCACGAAGCTCAGCGTGTTCGGGTGCGCTGGCCAGGGGCAGCTTGCGCGGTCGGGGTACACGCCAGCGCCCAGGCCGTGCAGGTTCTGCGATGCCAGCAGGTCGCACACGTCTGGCTTAGGGTGCGCGGGGCTCAGCAAAAAGCGCCACCCGGCAAAGCCCGGCGTGCCCTCGCCCGCCGCCATGTACGCCTCGCCATGTGCCCGGTTGATTTCGGTGCGAAACACCCGCTCGACCTGGTGGAACACGCCGTTGTCGCGGTCGGTCAGCGTGCCGGCGGCTTGCGCCAACGCCCCCGCGCGGCCTGCCACCACGCGGGCCATCACGTCGCCCGGCACCTTGTCGCCGGCCAGGATGAAGTCTTGCGCCGCCCGGGCTGCGCTCTGCCCCATCACCACGGCCTGGCCTATGGCGCGGGTGAGCGCCTGCTTGGCGCCCAGGTCCACGCGCCACAGGCGGTCCGAAAGGGTCAGGCCATCGGCCAGAGTGAACTCGCGCACAAACTGCACCGCCGCCTGGTGCACGCGCATGGCGGCGCTGCTGTCGAGCACGGCCTGCGCGCTGCCGGTGGCACCTGCGGCACTTGCGCTGCCTGCGCCATCGAGTGCACCAACGGCCCCCAGGCCCTGCACGGTGTAGGGCCGCACGCCCAGCTCGGCGGCGCGGTCGATGGCTTGCGCCACCAGCGCATCGCGCGCCGCGCTCAGGCCATCCACCACCGCCTCGATCTGCGCGAGCAGCTCACGCAGGCGGTGCTGCGGCACCTCTTGCTGCGCATCCACCGCCGCCGCAATGCGCGCCCGCACCTCTTCGGCCGCCCGGCCATAGAGCACCAGCAAGTCCTCGACGCCCCGGCGGTCAAGTTCCTGCATGGCGTTGCGCGCCTGGCGGCTGGCGCGGCGAATGGCAGCGGCTTGGTTCATGGCTACATGCGCACAACGTCGCCCAGCCGACTGGCCACCAGCGCACGCATAGCGGCCAGCAATGGCGAAGGGGCTTCCACAAAGACGCCAGGTGCATCTGCCGCCCATTTGTCGGCTCCACGATGCGTGAGGCTGATGCAGTACTCCTCCACCAAAGGGCCCCCCTGAGCCCAGAAACGGGATGGCAGGTACTGGTATTGCAACCGCCCACAAGCATTCAACACGCAGCACTCGAAGAAGGGCGCGACAGCGTTGTCAACCTTGTTGATCACGGCTTGTAGGCCGATGGCCTTCGATACCGCCAGATCCAACAACGGGCCTTCAAGTTCTTCTGTCTTGTAGTCGTGGGGACCGTCCAACATGGCCCGGCCCGCCATTGCGCGAATGTCACGCAAGCGTGTCGCCGGGTCGCGCGCATCAAGAACTTTGTCGATTTCGACTTTCATGGCATCACTCCAAAGTCACCCAGTCTTCGGCCAGCATGTCCGTCTGGCTGGCGAGCCACGGGACAAACTTGTTATCGGCGGTCTTCATGCCAATCCATGGCAACGCTGTCGCGCCCGCACCCTCGTCGTCGAGGGTCAGCCGGTAAACCGGGCAGGACGTTCCCTGACGCGGAATATCGTGAATGCTCAAGGTCAGGCAGAGCCACATGCCCTTTCCATTCCAGCCCGCGCGAGCCACGCGCTGGCCCGCCTTGAGCGCTTCAATGGCCAGACCAAAGGTCAGCCCGGAGCACTGCCGATAGGCCCGCTGGAACACGTCAGCCGGTGACCAGCTCACATAGCCCGCTCGGTCTGGCATGTTGGCCTTGCCGCCGTCCAGGTACTCAACCAGAAAACCGGGGTCGCTGCCGTCTTCATCAGCAGGCAATTGCCATCCGCGATAGATGTTGTATTGCGCCCGGTCCATCGGGGTGGCGTTGATGAGTTTTACGCCGATGTATTTCGTTGTCATGCTGTTTTGCTCCTGATTTAAGAGCGGCCTTTGCCGCCATTGCTACCCGCAACGCCAATAGCCGTCGCGCTCTCGCCCTTGGGCGCATTCCCCGGCGTCACGCTCACACGCCCGCCGGCGCCCTGCGCGGCTGGTGGGTACGGGTCGTTGCGCGCGGCCTGCTCGATGCGCTTTTGGCGCACGTAGTCCGGGTCCAGCCCCATGTCGGCGTACACCATGTCGTCGGGCAGGCCCAGGGCCATGTACTTCAGGGCCAGGTCGGCCACCTGGTTCGGCGTCTCGGTGCGGCGCTGGGCAAAGCGCAGGGTGAATTCGCCCACGTCGGGGTCAAGGCCTTTGAACAGCAGGTGGATGCGGAAGGCCACCGTGTAGCTGGCGGCCATGGCGTCTTGCAGGCTGTCCACCTCGTCGTAATAGCTGCGCTTCAAGTCTTCAAGAATGTCGCGCGCCATGCCTTCGGTGTAGCCAAACAGGCCCTTGGGCGCTGGGCTGCCGGCATAGAAGGTGTCGAGCAGGTGCACCACGTCGGCAATGTCGCCCAGGGTGGCGTCGCCCTGCACGGCCGTGACGCCGCCTTTGCGGTTGAGGTAGTAGTCGGTGGTGATTTCGCCGCGCTCGCCTTCCACCGTCTTGCGGTAGGCGCCGAGCGCAATGTCGTCGGCGCCCTCCAGCACGTGGGCCATGCGCAGCGGGGCACGCATGCGCCGGCGCAGCACCAAATCCTCTTCGGTCATCACCAGCTTCTGCCAGACGTGGGCACACGAATCGAGGAATGGCCGGCCCATGCTGCCCAGGTCGTCAAAGTTGTCGGGGTCCAGTCGCGCCACGCTCATCTGCCAGGCGGCCCAGCTGGCCAGCGTGGTGCCAGTCATCACGTCGCGCTGCTCCCAGGCCGCCGCCGGGTTCTTGAAGCGCCCGCCGATGTCGGTGATGGGTACCAGGGTTTCGCTCGGCATGCGGATGGCGGCCACCACGTCTTGCGTGTCGTTCAGCACGAGCTGCAGCGGCAGGTTGCCCTCCATCACAAAGCCGCGCGCGTCGCTTTTGAGCTTCTCGCCCATCTCAAGCTGCAGGCGCCCCTGCAGGGCGCGCCATTCGCGCTTGAGCACCTCGCTGCTGGCCTTCTCGTTCACCTGCAGCACCAGGCCGCCACGAATGCAGTCGCGTGCCAGGCGGTTGTGGATTTGCTTCACGCGGCCGTCGCGCCGGTCCATGTCGCGCACGGTCTGCACCATGGCGCGGCGCTCGGTGTCCAGCCACATGTTGGCGTACAGGCGCTTGATGGCTTCGTCGCCTGCCACGCGCACACCGGTTTCTTGCTTGAGCGGCGTGGTCGACGGATACACATCGCGCCACATGGTGGTCAGCCGGGCCAAGGCGGCGCTGGGCAGCAGGGAAAGGGTTTTGCGCATGTCGGGTTCCTTGTGCGATCAGGCCGGCAGCAGCACGCCGGGCCCGGCCAGCAGGCTCTCGCGGCTTTGTTTGCGGCTTTGGATGACGGCCGGGGCATCGGCCAGGCCGCGCGTCAGCAGGGCGTACACGGCGGCGCAGGCGGCGTCGAACAAGTCGTCGCCCACCTTGCGGTCCACCATCGAAAAGCTGCTGTAGCTCGCCTGCGTGGGGGTGGCCTTCATGTTCCCCATCTGGCGCACGAAGGCCAGCCACTCCTCGGGCTCGCGCTCGTCGGCCACGTCCACATAGGGGAAGGCGGCCAGGTTGTGGTGGAAGGCCTGGCGCAGTGCGCTGGCCATCACGTGTTTCGTCATGCCCTCGAAGCGCATGGGGGCAAAGGCCCACTCGTTCCAGGCGCTGGCGGTGCTCTGGCCATCGGCCACCACCTCGCGGTTGATGTGCGTCAGGCCCTTGCGGTACAGCGCATCGTTCACGCCGGTCAGCATGCCCACGCCGTAGGCGTCGCCGATGCCGTAGTCGGGGCGGAAGTAGTCCCAGATCGCCACCAGGTCATTCGCCAGCGCGCTGTCGCTCACGCCAGCGGCCCAAATCTTCACGAACGGGAAGGTCACCCAGTTGCCGAGCTGCTCGCAGATCACCAGCGCGCTTTTCGACGCCGCCGGGTCTTCGCCGTGGCCGGTGTGGTCGTAGCCCAGGCTGAGCAGGCCGCGCCGCTTGTAGCGCTGCCCCGGTACCGGGCAGGCGCGCTCCAGGCCGGCTTCGAGCCCCAGGGCGCTGGCGCGGCGAATGTGCTCTTCCCAGATCCAGTTGCGCGCACGGATGTTCTTGCACAGGAACTGCCGGATGTACTCATCGGGCGGCATCTGCAGTTGCATGCTTTTGGCCCAATCGGCGTTCACCATGCCCAGCTGCACGCCCAGGTGCACGTCCACCGCGGGCAGCACGTGGTATTCACCCGTGTTGATGAGCGACTGCAGCACGTCCGCGCCCTTGTACACGCCGGTAATGCGGATGCGCGGTTTGAATTGCTGTTCGCGTGGATCCACACCGGCACGGCGAGAGGATCCCAGCATGGGCATAAAGCGCGACATCAGCCGGTCTTGCGGCATGTCGTCGGCTTCTTCGAGGTCGGCAATAGTGATCGATTCGCCGTCGATCTGGCTCATGATCCCGAAGGCAGTGGTTTTGCTGCCGTTCACGAACTGAAAGCTGGTGTCCTTGAGCTGCGGGCGCCCTTGCCGGTGGGCAATGAAGGCACTCAACATCTCGCTGCGCCGAACGGCGTCCACCAGGTAGTTCAGGTTGTTCTGGCTCTGCTGCAAGCGCGGCGCGACGATGCCGCATTCCTGGAAGGGCGAAGTCGCCAGCTCTTCCAGGTTGTGCCACTCCTTCACCGCCGTTTTGCCCGTGCGCCGGCAGCTGAAGTCCACCGTATTGGGGTGGGCGTCCATCTCCTGCATCTTCAGGCACTGAATCGGGTCCAGCTCCACGTTGTGCACGTGCTTGTGCCACAGCGCATGCGGGCGGATGCCGGTCGCCGGGTCAGGCACCGCAAACCGCATGATTTCGCGCTCAGCCACCAGGCTGCTCTTGGCGCGCTGGGCGGCACTGGTGCGGCTCACTGGTCACCCCCGCGCGCTTTGTGCTCCACCAGCACCGGGTCTGCCGCCGTCGCCTTCGCAGCCTTGGTGATCAGCAGGCGCGCGTTCTCGGTCGCCTCCAGCATGCGGGCGCCAAAGGAGTTCAACGTCTCGCGGGTGTCCTCGCCCAACTGCAGCTTGCCCAGGCTGCGCTCCTCGTCGTCTTCGGCGGCGCGCACCGTCATGCCCAGGTCGCTCATCGACAGCCCCAGGCGCGAAATCAGCTCGGTCAGCGGCTTGAACGCCGGATTGCTGGTGTAGTTGTAGATGTAGCGCTTGCTGCCATCCTCGGCCGTGTAGGTCAGCGTGACCGGGTTGCCCTCGCGGTCGAGCTCCACCTTCGGCGCCTTGATCAGCACGCCCAGCCCAAGCACCTCTTGGATACACATTTGCAGCGTGGCCATCAACGCCGCGTGCATATCGGCGTGCATGGCCGAGAGCACGCGCGGGTTGCGCTGCTCGAACGCCGCGTGGTGCAGCATGAAAATCTCGGTCTGCTTCACGCACGCCGGCTGCTGCGCGCACCAGGCGCGGTCCACATCGCAGCGCGCACAAAACGCATAGCCGTCAGGCTTGGCCGGAAAGTAAGTGGCAGTGCGCGCCGCCGCCCCGTGCTTCATCGCGTTGAAGCGGGTGCGCAGCGCCTCGGTCGGCGTCGGGTGGCCATCAAGGTTCGCGCCGCTCGCCGCCTTCCCCTGCTCGGTCTTGGGCCCCGTCGAATGCTGGTGCGCCTTGAGCAGCGCCCGCTCCCACGAAGCCTGCGGCTGATGCTGCGCCCCGCACTCGGGGCAATGGGCGAAATAGCGAAACGGGTGGTGCGCCTGCTCCGCATCGTCCTCAATCAGGTCCGGCTCACCCTCAAACGCCGCACGGCACTTCGTGCAACGGAAATTGACGGTGGAAATCTTCGCGGACCAATCCTTGGGCATGCTCCATAGTGCGGCCAAACACAGGCGCAAAAAAAGGGGGCAAACCGGCTTGCGGCTTGCCCCCTTTGCTATGGATTTTGAGGAATTTTACGGCGTTGATCGGTACTTCTCGATGTACTTCTTGCGCATCATCTCGCACGTACCCGCAATGAAGTTGCCTGTGCCATTGCGTGCTCGATCGGCAGAGGCCAGCTCGGACAGGCACAGCTCGTAAGCCCGTTGGTCCATCGTTTGCGGCGGAATCGAGTGGTCCTGCACGGCCCGATTTGGCTCTCGCGCGGCCAACACCACTACGAACCCCACCCCCAGGATAACGAACACCCAAAACACCAGACTGCTTTTTGGCTTCTCGCGCGGCGCGCCACAAAATGGGCAGGTCTTCACTTCATCGCTGATGTCTCGCCCACATTTTTTGCACATCACCATTGCCACAGATGCCCCTTTTGCTATGGATTTTGAGGAATTCTACCTACCCTTTAACGCAAAACACGCAGTGGCACGCGTGCGGATTTCAAGAAAAAGGGCCGGCTGTGAGGCCGGCCCAAAAGGGAGTTCCATGTCCGCGCCCGCAACGACGCAGGCCGCACAGTCCCAGATCAAGCCGCCAATGTCAACAGCCCCGCCCGATCTTTTCCGTAGAACGTCGCGGGCCGCACCAGGCTAAGCCGCACGGTTCGCAGTGAGCCCAGCACGGGGAGCCAAGTAAATCAAGAGTCAGCAGGTTAGCGCCTGCTGACTCTTTTGCTTTCTGGATACGCCGTGTCCGACACGTGTCCGAAATTCTCCGCGGAAACATGCATGTGTCCGGATCGCAACAGACCGGTCTTGCCAAGACGGCATCTAAGACGTCGAGAAGCTCGGTGATACAACTCTATGCGCTAGATTTGTCAGCGAATCCAGCATGACCGAGGCGCCCGCAGCGCCCTACAGTTGCCTACATGCCTCCACCGGGAGATTGCCGTGCAACAGACCTCTGCCCCACCCCCGGAAACACAGGATCAAGTTTCGACCGTGTTTCTGCGCATGCCATCCGTCATACAGATGACGGGCTTGGGTCGATCGACGATATACAGGCTCATCGCCCAACAACAGTTCCCCTGCCCCGTTCGTCTCGGTGTGCGCGCAGTGGCCTGGCGCCGCAGCGAACTGGATCTGTGGAGCCAGTCACGCCCAGCGACATCGCACTGAAACGGACAGGTTCTCCATCGGGACGACTCGGAGAGGATAGTCAGGCATTCGAGTCCTCAAGCTTTTGAAGCTGGATTGCCTGCTCAATGAGTCCGAGCCCCTTCGAGTCGCCGACTTCAGGGTCAAAATGCATTCTTCATAGCCTATCGAGGAGCGCAAGTGCGCCCTCAAGGCCCACAAGAGCGCAGCACCATCCCGGTCGATCGCCAGGACCTCGTGCTCGATATGGTCGATGTGGAGTGCATGAAACACCTTGAACCTACAGGCGTGGAAAACGGAGCCGTGTCCGAGCTGCTGGATCTAGTGGGGTTGTACCAGGGCTTGCCGCTGGACGAGGACTGCAAACGCATGCTTCCTCTGGCATCACTGGTGAAACCTTTGACTCGGTACGCGCGAGAGGACTGAGCAACCCATGTCCAGCATCCAGATCATGGCGATTGATGCCAGCGGAGCCATACGCTTCGTCGGCGAAGTCTTACGAGGGGCTACGTGCGGATGTTTCTGCCCCATGTGCAAGAGCCCGCTGGTGGCCAAACAGGGAGACACCAACGAGTGGCACTTCTCACACGAGGCCTCACAGGAGCGCCCCGAGTGCGAAGCCGGTGCGGAGAACCTCGCCAGAAGCCTGGGCATCGAATTTGCACGCGAGTTGGCCGAGCGTGGGGCGCTCGTGTTGCCCGAATACAGGACCTCGGCAGGCGTTATCTCGGCGTGGCTGGACCGCTCACAGGCCGTAGAGTGGAACGCTCAGATTTCAGGCCCTCTCGCATGGAGAGAGCATCCCCCGAAGTCCAAGGTGGTGGCCACCGGTGCGCTGGACACGGGTGCTGCCTTTGCGCTGTTCGTCCAGGTGGACGACGCGGGCGTCCCTCAGGTCGACGACCAGCCTGAGCACTGCGCGTACGGCTCACTGGTGGTCTCAGCCGCATGGCCATCAGGCACCCGCACGCGCGAGGACGCCATGGCCATTCTCAAGCAGACGGTGAGCTTTCGCTGGAGGTATCACCTCGACACGCTGGGTCTCCGGGCCGCCGCACAAGCCGCCATAGAGGCCGAAGTGAGTGCCGTGCGACAGCGCACCGAGGCATTGCAGCGCGAGCGCGCCAACGCAGCGGGGAGACGATGGGCTGAAATCGGCAAACGTCTGGAGCGACCTTACGATGTCCCCCCTGTACTGCGTGATGTAGGCCAACAGGCATCCCCAGAGCCGAAACCCACTGCAAGCACCCTGCCCAGTGGAACCCGTTTTCCCGCCTATCCAGGCCACGCGCTGGGATGCAACTTCCAGTTCTTCCGGCTGGGGGCAGATGAGGCGTGGGTGTTCTATCCGATGGATGTCGCCTTCATCAACGAGCACGTGAAGATGGCCAACGTCGCACAGCCGCTGCCAACCAAGCTCTGGGCGATTGCGCCAGTGGGCGGCCCACGCGAAGGGTGGGATGAGTGCTTTCCGCCCAGCGTGGGCTCTGCCGATGCCGAACTCGGCATCTACTGGGTGCGTGACCACATCACGGCGGTGACCTTCCTCAGCCCCCGCTCCAAAGGGACCCACACGGCCAACGATCCAGCGGAGTTTTCGAACAGATAGCACAGGAAACCTGGGGTCAAACCGAAACAGCAAGCTTCAGAACCACCCCGATCACGAACAGCGAGGCAGCGATACGACCCCAGCGCCAGGTGGTGAACCAGTAGCGGTGATTGACCCACACCGCGCGATGGATTCGCTCTGCTGAGGCCAGGAGCGCAATCGCAACGACCATGGGGCCGACGATCCCGACGGGTGCATCGATCTGGCCCAGCAGGAATACCCAGAACAGCGGCCAGACCACTGCATCGATGGCCGCGAGCCATCGTCGACCGGTCCAGTGCGGTGCATTTGCCCGGGGTTCACGCGCAACGAGCAGCCACATACCAACCTCCAGTCACTTCATGCTTCACAGATCCAATCCACTGTTCTTCTCGTCCTTTTGGACCACGGGACAGTCCTGAATTGAAAGGCAACCGACAAATGCTCAAAGATTGCCAGATCGCACCCGGTGATTGAATCCACACGGCAAACAACCGTAAAAGATGTTTCATCGATCGCGGCCTCAGGGCCTGCCCAGTGATCCAAAAAAGTCGTGTCGTCTGCGCCCCAAGGAACACTGCCCCAATTTCCGAGGGAGCTGGATTGGGAATCCGTCCCCCGGTCATCGAGTCTGCTCAGGTTTGCACCCTGCCCCGCATTCGTCGGTCGCCGTGCGAAACCCAAAGCGCTGCGTCTAGGCGCGAACGCCTGGGCACCGTGGAATAAATGGAAGGGGCCCACCAGAGTGAAACGGCGGTGGGAAGGCGGCCGTTTATGCCGCGAAAGGCCTTGGCGAATGCGCCAGCAGCGCTATGGTTCGCAAGTCGGCGAGCGGCGAATTTTGAGGAGCGGCACCTTGTGGAGACTATCCGAAGGACCATCCACAAATCGGAAACGCAACTCCATGAGTCTCGGTTCGTGAAACGCCGCGTGCCATAAATTCGTTCCAAGAAGCTCAGACGGACGGAAACGACTGGAAACCATTGAGACGCGCACGATACCCGCGCCATCTAGACAGGATTTCGCAGCTCCCAGCTAAATGGATGCAGACAGCGATCTGCCTTCGCTGGCACTGCCGGAGCCGCCCCATATGCTGGATCGTGATCAGTTGGAAACGTTTGCCACTGTGGTCGAGCAGCAAAGCTTTGATCGCGCGGCCAGCGTGCTCAGCATCACGAGGGGCGCTGTCTCCCAACGCATCAAGGCGCTGGAAGAATCGCTGTCCACGGTACTGGTCAAGCGCGAACGGCCGGTGGCGGCTACGCATGCCGGTGAAGTGCTGCTGCGCCATGTGAAGGCGCTGCGCATCCTTGAAGGATCGGCACTCCAAGAACTTGCGCCAACCGCTAAACCACACGCACCCGTCTCCCTGGCCATTGCGGTGAATGCCGACTCCCTGGCCACCTGGTTTCCTGAAGTGCTCAGGGAGTTGCTCATGGGTCAGTTGGTGGCCCTAGTTGTGATGTTGCAATAGGTTGTTCACCCGACGGCATCTGGGAGACTGGAGTTACCACGCTTCAGCACTCACAGAGGAAACCCGCCGGATGAACAGCCACAAGACTGCCAGATTGACGTTTGAAGGACGCAAATTGCTCATCGAGCGCATTGCCGTCCTGGGGCTGATGCCAGCGGCCGAGGCCGCTGGCATCAGCGTGCGGACCGCCCGTAAGTGGCGCCGTCGCTTCGAAGTGGGCGGAGTCGATGGCCTCATGGACTGCAGCTCACGCCCCGCCAAGACACGCAGCACCATTGATGAGGCACTCGGCCAGCGCATCGAGCAGTTGCGGCGCAGCCGTATGCCCATGCGCCGCATCGCTGCGGTGGTCGGGCGCAGCGTGGCCACCATCAGTCGCTGGTTGGCCAAGCTTGGCCTCTCCAGCCTGAAGGCGCTGCAGCCCGCTGCGCCCGTTTTTCGCTACGAACACGATACTCCCGGGGCCATGCTGCACATGGACACCAAGAAGCTCGGGCGCATCGAGCGACCCAGCCACCGTGTCACCGGCAACCGCCGCGACTCCGTCGATGGCGCCGGCTGGGAGTTCGCCCACGTGGCCATCGATGACCACAGTCGGGTGGGCTTCGTGCAGATGCATGCCGATGAGCGCAAGGGCTCGGCGGTGGACTTCCTGCAAGCCGCCGTTGCCCACTATGCCGCGCTGGGCGTGCGCATCGAGCGCCTGCTGACCGACAACGGCTCGGCCTACCGCTCGCGTCTGTTCGCCAAGACCTGTCAGGCGTTGGGTATCAAGCACTGCTTCACCAAGCCCTACCACCCACAAACCAATGGCAAGGCCGAGCGATTCATCCAGACCTGTCTGCGCGAATGGGCCTACGGCAGAACGTGGCAGCACAGCACCGAGCGCACCGCCTGGCTGCCATCCTTCTTGACTTACTACAACACCCGCAGGCCTCACTCGGCCCTAGCAGGCTGCTGA